GCCGCCTTCGGGCACGCCTGGTTCGATCCCAGGATACTCCACCAAGTTTATGCGACTTTAGCTCATCGGTTAGAGCAGGGTACTCATAATGCCTTGGCGGTTGGTTCAACTCCAACAAGTCGCACCAAAATTTAATATCTCTCTGATGTAATGGCAGCATGTCGGTCTCCAAAACCGTTCGTGGGGGTTCGAGTCCCTCGGGGGATGCCAGTCAATAAGGAAGCGTGGCAGAGCCCGGTTTATTGCAACAGTCTTGAAAACTGTCGGACTTTAAAAGGTCCCGTGAGTTCGAATCTCACCGCTTCCGCCAAGTTTATGCACCGGTACCAGAGCGACTAATGGCGCGGATTGCAAATCCGTTGATTCGTGGGTTTGAGTCCCACCCGGTGTTCCAGTTTTGTTTATGTGTGTACGGTTACCCTTATGTGATACGTGAGCCAACCAAGCCGCTTATGTATGTACTCGAAGCCCGTAGCAAGCGTAGTCGATACGTTCAGCGCATGCCTTGGACAGTGTGTGACGATAAACAAATTCAATATAGTGAGTTGACAGAGTTCGGCTAAATGTACCTCCCTGCTAAGGAGTGTGTCGGAAACGGCACGTGGGTTCGAATCCCACACTCACTGCCAATTTTTATTTTAGACTTATTAGGTGTGACCTTAGTGTAGCGGCAGCACCCCAGATTGTGATTCTGTTAGTACGGGTTCGACCCCCGTAGGTCACCCCTAATAAGTTTTTGTTCCTTTAGCTGATGTGGTCATAGCAGCGGTCTGAAAAGCCGATGAAGCAGGTTCGATCCCTGCAGGGAGCACCAAGTATATTCCTCTGTAGTTAAATGGTATAACAGTCGACCGATAATCGACTATCACAAGTTCGATTCTTGTTGGAGGAACCAAGTTTTGTTAAAGTGTCAGCAAGAGAAAGTCACGCTATAAAGGTTTCTTCGAAGGACTGATATAGTAGAAGGTAATGGGTTCAACTCCCAACCACTCGCAAGGGTGGTGTCTGTAACGGAGACTACGCTGGACCGGTATCCCAAGTGACGTACCGAGTCCCGCTCGAGCTTGTTAATTCGGGTGAATGGTGCTTATAATTATGGTAGCACTACTTTAACAAATTCAATCAGCGTCTGTAGTATAATGGAGAATACACTGGTCTACGAAGCCGGGGATTGTGGTTCGATTCCATACAGACGCACCAATTTTTATCACTGTGTTAAGCGGGGCTGTATACACCCTTGCCAATAGTCGGGAATGTCAACATCGGCGTTGACCACAGTGGCCAATTTTATCTCGCATTCGGTTAGTGGCTATACCACTCCGTTTGGGGCGGAGACATCGTAGGTTCGAGTCCTACATGCGAGACCAATTTTTTATGCCTTGGTAGTTTAATGGTAGAACTGCGGTGTTACATACCGCTGACGGGAGTTCGATTCTCCAACAAGGTACCACTTTAATCTGTGTGTAATGTCAATCTGGTAGACGGCCTTGTTTGGAACGAGGAGGCTGTAGGTTCAAATCCTACCATGCAGACCAATTTTTGTTCGGGTGTTATGTAATGGTAGCATATCAGACTTTGACTCTGAGAGTGTAGGTTCGATCCCTACCACCCGTACCAGTTAAGATTTAAACTTAATTAATTTTTCGTGCAATAATTTTGCAGCAAGTATATTTGAGTCAATTCCGGGGTGCCGACAATCTCTGGCAAGATCTCGAATTGGTAATAACATCATGGGAAAATTTGGATATTTTAGATTTTGCTCATCCCACATTTTATTAAAATGTGTAGCATGTATCACAGGGATATCAGTATACAGTGAGTTAGTTATCATTCTATTAAACATTGCAGAAATTGCTCCTGACTTAGATTTACCAAATATCTCGTCGAGTACTTCTATAGAAACGTCATTTGAAAATCCAAAGTTATTCCAAGGTCCGTTGAATTGTATATTATAATTTTTGTCTACAGAAAATGGTCTATTAGAATCGGCCCAGAGATGAATTACTGCCCGGGGCCTAATATTATTATTTTTTAATATCATCATATTGTAAAGACTAATTTGTTGGCAACTGGCCACCACACCCAGATTAACTACATTGCAACCTGTAAGTTCTTTAAGTCTGGAAGAGATCGTATCAGCATCATCAACACCAACACCAAAGGCGTTACTGCACCCAAACATTACAATAGAATTAGACCAATCTATGTTTTCAAAAGGCTCGCAACGATAATACTGTCCATTGAGCGTGTATTGAATAGATTTGGTTCTGTAAATCCAAGTGTCGTGCAGCCTAGCAAGATTAATTTTGAAATTTGATTCAGAATCTGCTGCCACAAAGGGCGAATCCATTGGGTGAAAATTATCAACATACACTTGTGACGAGCTTGTGTCAAAATTGATAAGTTGTCTTTGTAATGTGTCAGAGTGCATACCCTATTTATTATGCCAGCGAGACTTGGAAGTCAGAGAGGTCTTATATACCTTTTAGCGCCAGATTAGCGTTCTTGAGAGAGTTCGATCCTCTCCGCTGGTACCATTATGCCCCGATAGCCCAATTGGTATGAGGCGTCTCTCTCAAAAGGAGAATCGTGTCGGTTCGAGTCCGACTCGGGGTACCATTGAATTTATAGTACTAACGTATTAGCGTACTAAAGTATTATAAATATACGATGTATAAAATCATCGAAAATAACAGTCCGTACTACATAAAGTTCAAAATGCCAAATGCAATTGAGATTGCTAATGTATGTAGAGCCAGGTGTGATCGTGTTTTTAAAAGATTCTTTGTGTCTGAACCGTTGCAACGCATTGAAGTGGAAAGTATAATTGAATTATTTCCAAGTTTTAATCAATTGCAGTTATTAGATTCCCGCGTAAATATCTTTGTTAGTGAGCCGGGACTATACTCGCCACCACATAAAGATGGCGCAGATATGCAATTTGGTATCAATATACCAATTGAAATTGCCGACGACGAATGTATTACAAATTGGTATTCAGATGAAAGTTTAAGCAATTATGAATACTATGCTGGAGTGGATAATTTATTAGGTATGAAACGATATGTTCGCCAGATACAAAATTATCAGGTTGACGCATGCTCGCCAATCGCTTCAACTACAATGAAACCAGATGAATGTATGCTGTTCAATGTAAATTGCTTTCATGATTGGGACAATCGACGGTCTACTAACCGTCGAATTATACTAACTCTCCGACCGACACCGGGCATTGGAAACTTGTCGTTTAACGATGTCGCTCAGATATTGTTTGGAAAATCAAACAAATTAGATTCGACGGCCGTCACGTGATCGTTGTTGCGCAATCATAACACGTTTTGGAACTACACTAGCGATTTCTTCGTAGTCGTCCATATCAATAGCATCTTGATCGGCACCTACTTCGATAATCTTCTCTACAACAAAATGTAGAATATCATCACTTACAACATCTTCTCGAATCATTTCTAATACACGAATAAGTGTTGGAATGTTAAATGATACGCATGGCTGTGTTGATTCGGTGGCATCGTCATCTGTTTCAACTTCAACTTCGTTGTTGGTAGTGTCAGACTGATAAAGTCCATTGCGACCTCTGACCATTGACTGACGTGATTTGTAATATGACATAATGTGTCTCCTTGTATTATTAGACACACTTACTTAAAATGAAACTTTAGATATCGGCTACGGCTTTTGCAGTAGCATCAACTTCATGTTGACAACATGGTTGACAACAGTCAAGAATGGCTGTATAATTAGAACTTAAACAAAAGAGGTAATGACATGAAACGTACAGGTAAACTGTAGTGTCCCTTAGATCCCCGTATGGTCTAAGGTGGCACGTAAAAGACAAAGTCAATACGAACACCCATGCTAAACTTTAGTGGTGAAGTACCCGGCTCTTAACCGGAATAACCGAGTTCGATTCTCGGAGCATGGACCATACGGGGTATAATTCAATGGTTAGAATAGCCGGCTTTTAACCGGTCTATCACGGTTCGAGTCCGTGTGCCCCGACCATATCTAAACACATTACCCACTGATAGCGGCGTACCCGTGAGTCTTTGGGAGTCTTGCAAGCTAGTGTGTTTAGATATGGTCGATGCTATCTGCAGATAGCATTCATAATCGGAAGTAATTACTCCGATGAACTCGTAGTCTTCTAATGGTAGGAAAGGCCCGTTATGGGGCTTAATGCAGGTTCGAATCCTGCCTACAATGAGTTTGCATATTGAAGTATATTCATCATTGGTAGTAGACTTCGATCAACTTGGTTAATAGTTGAGTCTCATTATGAAGCAGCCTAACCAGCGCGATGAAAAGACCCTTTACGTCGAGAGTATATTTCAATATGTAATAGCTTGCAAGGTCGCTCCTTGCCGCAAACGGCAGCGTCAGTCGTGACATCCCGGGAGAGACCGGGGCCATGGTAACGTAGCATTAAGGCAATGCGCCACCTTCATACGGTGTCAAAAGTGAGTTCGATTCTCACCGTTACCACCAGTTTTTATTCCATCTTAGTATTCTCGGTGAGTGCCCCTGGCTGTTAACCAGGTGAGGTTGGTTCGAATCCAACAGATGGAGCCAGTATTTCGGTCCTTGGTGAAATGGATATCATCTCTGTCTTCGAAACAGAGGGTAGAGGTTCGATTCCTCTAGGACCGGCCAAGTTATGGGAAGTAATGCAGGGGTGTTGGTACCCCGACCAGCCTTGAAAACTGGGTCCTGGTGATGAGCCGGGTGGGGTTCGACTCCTCTGCTTCCCGCCAAGTTTTGTGTGTTTCGTATAAATGTTAGGGCGCCATTACATGAGGCTAATGACCTCCGGATACAGGTTCGAATCCTGTAACACACATTCAAATTTCGAGATAGACGTAGAAGTTGAGTCCCCGATGCGCTAGGGCCCTGTTCTTGTGCCTGACACACCAGTAGCAACATCGGGTAGTTTAAACTCCTTTATACGAGACAAGCCTGTGAGTCCTTGAGAAAGATAGCGGGTCTCTTGAAAACCTATTGTACCTTGCCCCAGTTAGACTTTGCACGAACAGCAAAGGCAAGTTCATGCATCTTACTATATTGGGGCGTACCTTTTGGGTGCGGCCCTGTTTTTTTGAGTGCGTTATACTGTGCTAGCAATTCTTCTTTAGTTTTGCCTTCATACTTGCCGCGTTCATTGGGGTTAACCTGAGTAGCAGTGTCCCAACCTTCTTCAATATCCTTGGCAATGGCTTTTCGTCTGCGTGATAGATATTGGTCAGACTTGTCACTGTCGCCATCATTGTCAACATCACTATCTTCTTTGCCAACTGGATCAAGTGCTTCGTTAATGATGTCGATGTATTTTCTAAGTAAGTTACCGCTCATAGTATATTCTCCTAACAATATTTAGAATAAAATATACAACAGCGCATTGTACTTTAGTACTAATCTTAAATTGGTTGACACCCATTCGAAATAGTGTTACAATAGCATAAACAGGAGAACCAATATGCCATGGATTGAAAACGTAGCAGCCGCAGACATCCCAACCCGCTTTCATCACGAAGCTGGCCCAAACAGTATGCTAATCAGTATTGTTGATCCAGCCAGCTGGAGGCCAGAAGCGGCCCATGAATTCAAAGAGCGCCATAACTTTGAGTTCCTAGACATTGAAAAGAACGACTTTGCGCTAGACGAAGCAATGCGTTGCAGCCAAGAACAAGCAGACGAACTGGTCCGCCTGTTGCAACATGCATTGGCGAACAAAATGAATGTTGTCGTTCATTGCTTTGCAGGCATTTGCCGTTCAGGTGCAGTGTGTGAAGTTGGTGTAATGATGGGATTTGAAGACACAGGTCGATTCCGTAGCCCTAACTTGTTGGTTAAGCATCGCATGATGAAGGCCCTGGGCTGGACTTATGATGAAAACGAAAAGCCCAATATTGATGACTGGCGCACCTTTAAAAGTGTTGACTAAGTGTTGTAAAAATACAACAATAAAACGGTTGCTCAACTTGGAATTTTGTGTTATACTACATGTATTAAACAACGAAAGGCATTATATGGCTGGCAAAGCAAAATCAATTTATTTGACAATCACAGTAAAAGGACAGTTCAAAACTGTTTTTAGCAGAGTCTTTTTTGATGCTAAGGCATATAACGAATATGTTAAGTCAGACGAGTTTAAAGCCCAATGGCCCGTTGAAGAATTTGATGTTATCAAGGAAGTATATTAAGGAATAAATGTATAAGGTAATAGGAAAAGAAGAACTATTTCGAGTTCTTACTCTTGCAGAAGCAATGAATGTTGCCAAGAGTATGAATGAATTCGTTACTATCAAAGGACCCGACTTTGAAGTATGCGGAATGTTTGGAGTAGATAGCATTAAGGACGGATTATGCCCCGACGGTGTTAAATACGATTGGAACAAGGCCAGTAGAATTGGTCGTGTTAAAAAGGAGCGAGTATGAAACGTGTAATTGAAGTCCGTGCCGCAGAAGGTGGCGAAGACAGTAAACTATTTGCAAAAGATCTTGCACAAGCCTACATTAAATTTGCCCACAGCAAAGGCTGAGCTACCCGCCTAATAGGTGAGTATCTTGGTGAACTTCATATTGAAGTAAAGGGTACTGATTTATCAGGCTTGTATAATGAAAGCGGTGGACACAGAATACAACGTGTTCCGCCAACAGAGCGTAAAGGTAGAGTTCATACCAGCACCGTAACAGTTGCTATTACAGACCCAACTGAAGTTGCCATAAAGGTTGCAGACAGTGATTTACGTATCGAATGGTATAGTGGTACTGGAGCTGGCGGCCAGCACCGAAACAAGCACCAAAACAGTTGCCGTATTACTCACATACCCTCTGGCACAGTTGCAACAGCACAATGTCGCAGTCGTCAAAATAGCCTTGATCAAGCCATGGGTACTATTCACAAAACGGTTGACAAACAGGTTCAAAACCAGTATAATAACGGCATAGCAAGTGATAGAAAGCAACAAGTTGGATCGGGTATGCGAGGAGACAAAATCCGTACATACCGTTTCCAAGATGATGTTGTTAAGGATCACGTAACAAATAAATCAAACAGCGTTAAACGAGTGCTAAGTGGCAATTTTGACCTGCTGTGGTAATAAGGAATTGAAATGAAAACATGGATCACAAGCGACTTGCACTTTGGGCACAAGAACATTATGAGCTTCTGCCCCGAGACGCGAGCACGTTTTAATAACGATGTTGCTTACATGAACAACGCAATGGCAGAGGAATGGAACGCCAAAGTGCAACCAGAAGACACAGTTTACATCTTGGGTGATGTGGCGTTCATGTCGGGCAGTGTTGCTGGTAGAACAATTGCCCGTTTGAATGGCACCAAGATTTTGATCGAAGGCAATCACGATCGCAAGACATTACAGGATGCAACATTCCGTAGAGCTTTTGCAGAGGTACACAAGTATTTGGACATCACATATGACGGCCACAAGTGCGTTATGTTTCATTATCCAATTGCCGAGTGGGATCAAATGCATCGTGGAGCATTGCACTTTCATGGTCACTTGCACGGAGGTGTAAGCGGCTTGGAAAAGTACCGTGCATTGGACGTGGGTATGGACTCAACCGGTGAAATTGTAGTTTCTATGGAACGTGCAATTAATTTGATCAAGGACAACGAAATTAAAGGTCATCATGTTTAAGGACAAGTTGAAAGAGTATGTAGAATCGTCTAAGCTGGTTGGCATGCGCGAAGCCGGTGAAGGCATCTATGTACTCAAATATAAGAAGCGTGTGTTTTACGACAACCTGTGGAACGAATATATTGCTGAATGTCGTGGAAGTATTGTGGATGCAGATTTCAACCTAGTTGCTTATCCATTCACAAAAATCTACAACTATGGCATTGAAAATGAAGCACCTGTATTGGCAGACGATACTGAAGTTACCGCGTTCCGTAAAATCAACGGCTTTATGGTTGCAATGACTTGGTACAACGGCGATATCCTGGTGTCTACTACAGGTTCAACTGACAGCCCATACGTTGCTATGGCAAAGGAAATGATGTTGACTCATCAAAGCTGGGCCGACTGGCAGTTGGCATTCAATCGCGCAGACATGGACGGGATGACGTTTATGTTTGAATGTGTACATCCCAACGATCCACATATTGTGCCTGAAAAGCCAGGTATGTATATCTTGGGTTATCGTGAAAACACTTGGTGTAGCCGTGTAGGTCATGATCCTGCTGTACTACAAGATTTAGCAAATGCATTTAACTGCTATGAGACAGAAAGCTATACCACTAATATGGTTCGCTTGAAAGAAATGGCAAAGGAATGTAAGCATGAAGGTTTTGTATTCTATACTGAAGATGGTGTAAGTGCTAAAATCAAGAGTCCATACTACTTGACTTCAAAGTGGGTTGCTCGTAATCCACGTACAGACAAGTTGGTGAACATGCAAGCAGACATCAAGCATCAACTAGACGAAGAATACTACCCTCTAGTGGATGCTATTCGTGCTAACATTGTCGAGTACACTGCTATGGACGAGCAAGCTCGTTTAGCTTGGGTGCGCAACTACATGGAGACAGTATGAAAGAAGAAAAGTTTCAAAAGATAGTAGAAGAGATTAGTGAGTTTCTTGGAGACCATATGCAGAAGAATCCTCACTACTTGTTCGACGAGGACATTATCAAAATCTTTTCTCACTATAAAAAGAAGCACATTAAACGAGCATTAGAGGAAATACGATGAAACAACTTACTTGCCCACATTGTGCAGACACTTATCCAGATTTTGATGTTGCTCACGTCTGTAGTAAAGGTCAGTATGCCCCCAAACTCAACCCTAAAATGAATGATGAAAGTCACCTACCTGTAGCAGAACAAAGTCTGGTGTTCCGTTTGCGTAAACGAGCAGAGATCCGTAGGCAAATCAGTTCACGTAAAAGTGTAGAAGAAGGTAAACCAGACCGTATTGCTGACTTGTTAGAAGAAGCCGCTGCCGAAATTGATCGGCTTAATTTGTCCGTTAAAGATGTTTCAGTTGACAGCAAGTGATAACTATGTTATAATAACTGCATAGCAAGAAATTAGGAACGGTGGCTGAGTGGCCGAAGGCAGCAGGTTGCTAACCTGTCGAGTGTTTTATTATGCTCCGTGAGTTCGAATCTCACCCGTTCCGCCAAGTTAATTAACCAAAGAAAGAAAAGTATGAAGCCAGGTAAGACATTTAAGTTGAGTAAGCAGACAAAGCGTTTGATGTGCAGCATTGTAGATGCCAAAGAACGTAATGCATTTAAAAGTGCAATGATCCAAGCAGAGTTGGCTGCTGGTGTAGTTATTAAACGCGAGCCACGTGAAGCTCGTAAGTAATCGCCAAATTCTCTGGCGTTAGTATAATGGATAATACAGCAAGCTTCTACCTTGCGAATGTGGGTTCGATTCCTGCACGCCGGACCATATAAAGAAAATAGGACCCAATGGGTCCTATTTTTTTGGCTGTACGAAGCTTAAATTATGCTTCGAGTACTTCAACTACATAATCATTTGTGATGTTATGTGTTGTGTTGTATGCATCACGCTCGGCTACAACAGAAGCTAAACTTGCATCTGCTACAAATTCATCAAGGGCGTCAACGCTAGCGAATACATATTCAACAACTTGTGTCAATGCACCAACTGCTGGTACAGTTCTAGTCACTGAAAGTAATTTGCCAGTGACTACATAAGCTGCATCGATTGCAGATTTTGTGCCGGCTGCGGCTGCCCAAAATGACACTTCAGTGTCTGGACGGGTAAAGGTGCGAGTTAATTTAACTGGGTTTGTCATTTGAATGGACTCCGTATTTTCATGAACGCTTCATGCGTTGTCTAAAAGTATTTATCATTTACTTAGTGTTAGGCTATTCGTTCAGCAACTTATTAGTAATTTATGATGCTGTCTGCATTGATGTATTTACTCAATTCTGCTGTTGGCCGCCCCGTTATACGGATTTGGCGCCGCCTGCTGGTAGTTAACGGCACGCCATGATAAAAGAAGTCGTTAAACAAATAAACAGGGTAGTTAATAGCCTTATATGAATCACCTAGCTCGCTGGTGTCACTATAGAACATTGGCACGCCACCATCGCTTAGATTAATAGTTATTTGTACAAATCCCTGTTTCCACAAATAATTGTCAATCATGCGCTGAACTCCTAGACTACGTTGGCTACTAGGTAAGAAATTGCTATTATCCCTGTGAATTATTGCGAAGGTATCTTCTCGTAAACTAACACAGCGTACACCAATAATTGTAGTTAACGGAAGAGCTTTAATGTATTTGGTTATCATTAAATCCTCGTACTGCGGAAAGAACTTGAATTCACCGTGACGATCAAGTACATAGTTACGAATCGAAACACTACCGTTTTTGCTATTTTCAGAAAGCTCGGGCTCGGTTGAATCTAAATAAACCAATGAAGCCCCTTTCCAACTTGGGTAACCGTTGTCAATTGGTTCTCCGGTGCGGCTTCGTACGTCAGCTTTTACGTACTTGTCTGGGTCAACCATGTTCCATTTTAAATTGGCATTGATAGTATTGAATAACACATCTTGTCCATTGCGGACATTGTTGCTTGCCGTCAGAATACAACGATCATACTCGTTTATAAATGCATCTTGATCATAATCCAAGTTAATTAACTCGGCTGCGACCATTGAATCAAACTCCATCATATTGTTTCTCCCCTAAGATTTCGTATCATTGTTTCATATTCAACTGCATGTTCTGCAAGATGAAAAGGAAATCGTTCAAACAGTTTGTTTCTACTGGCAGAGTCGGCCAATGCTAATTTTTCAAATCCAGTGTACTTCTTTCTGTTCAATAAATCAGATTCTGGATAATGAGTTTGATAGATCAAATGTTTAATGTCTGCATTATTTGCCAAGTCTTCACCTGCTGGTGCATTAGCTTGTATCATGTCTAATGCAATCGGGTCAGTTAAGTATGCAAGCATTTGGTCGGGTGTATATTGATGAAATCCAGCAGCACCTTTGACTCCGGAAAACACCCAGTACTTGTACCAAGAACAAATCATTTCGCGTTCACGAAACCACCACTTGCCAAACTGTCTATACAGGTAAGGCTCGCCTTGACCAAGAACTACGTAACCTGGTATTTGTTTCGCACCCCACATTGTGCAAGCAAGTTGCCCGCTTCTTGTTTGGCTAATTGAAGTGATGGTTTCAAACTCGTCACTTTCAAAAAATGCATTAGGGTCAAGTTTGATTTCCAACTTGGGAATGTTATATGCTCGACACAATGCGTCAGCAAATACAGATTCGTGTTCATTGGCCTTGTTTTTATATTTTAAAATGGCAGCAGTAAATGGAACGCCAGCGTCCAAGAAAGCACGGGCCGCAACTTCACTATCAGCACCACCGCTTAACAGCAAATACACATCAAGCCCGTGACGTTGTGCTTCAGCTTGAATTTTTAGTGCAGCCCTACGATTGGCTTCTTTGACAGTTAATGTTGTATCTTCTGCAACACCATAATCGCATACCCAAGTTTGATATCTGCTGGTTCGCGGAACATACCATGTGTTGTCGTATCCGAATTTAAAATGATTTTTATGGGTGTAATCTACAGTGGGATTCATAATAAGTATAGTTATAGCGATATTTATGATTCAACTATTCGCAGGAAAGCTCAATGAAAAAGTTCTTTATTAAAGATTGCCCCGCAGACATTACAGTTAGTCGCTGGCTCAAAAATAACTCAGACTGGGAAAGTTTGATGCAGACGGTCAAACCAAAGACTGTACTTGATGAAGTTATATGTTTGCGTGTAGCAGACTTTGATCCAGTTGCAATCAGCAACAGCATCACCGAAGCACTGGGCATTTATGGTGACCATGGTTGGAAGTCAAGCGAAGGTGAGGACGCAGGCTACACTGGATTTAGCTTGGTATATAACCCAGATCACCAAGATGGTTTAGACCCGCATAGCTCTACATTAGGTACACCTAAGAATTCTAATAGCCAATTCTTTTGGAATTCTAAGCAACAGCACTCGCAATTGAAAAACAGTTACTTTGATGGTTATGGCTTTAATACGCCAACACCAGCGAGTCAGCATGGCGAGTTTGGTAAGTTCATGGAGCGATGCAAGCGCACACGAGTCAGAAGCAGACTAAGCATTTTAAATGGCCGAGACTTTGAATTAACTCGTGGCTGGCACAAAGATGAAATGATTTTTGAAAACATCAGGATTAATATTCCAATTACAACAACACCACAGTACATGTTTCAAATTGAAAATCATGAGCCCACTCATTTAAAAATTGGCTGGGCATACTCGTGGGATACATACATTCCGCATAGAGTGTTTTGTGAAAACGTAGTAGACGATAGTCGACGTATTCATGCAGTGCTTGGATTTAGTCCTTGGTGGGATTACAATGCAGAAGAACAATGCTGGACTCAGAATGAATTCTATGGAAGCAAGCACCCATTTGATATGTTAGTAGATGGCGACATATTTGAAGGACTTGAACTTGACACAAATTTAAAGGTATACAATGATTGATTTTAACAAATTTTACACAGCATGGTTTTATAACAACGAGATGAATTTAATTCCCGTTGCCAACATTACTCGCGAACTTGCAACCACGGCTGGATTTACAGTAAAGTTTAATTTTGAAGATGTGCCCGACTTGCCATTAGCAGAGTTGGCCACAGTTCTGTTACAGCAGTTACCGCAGAACTTTGTTTTTGTACGCCCGGGTATGCGATTAACAAGTGATGCCCTGGAAGCACTTTGCACACAGATTGGCCGCACTGACATTGTGTTTGTCACCCCCGATGCAGACATTGATGCCGACTGGTTTGAAATGGCAAAAGAAAAGTACTTTTTCAATAGCCAATTTACTGCACACGAGTTATACACAGTAGAACGATTGTCTAGAGAAGGAATTAAAAGTGGCCTTGTTGGTGCTATTCCGTCTTTTCAAGATTGTAGCATTGTAGTTAAATCCCCAACGACCTTTCACGCTGCTGGTCCACAGTGGCAAGCATTATTGCCATATTCTGATATTCCAGCAAGTTTAATGTACAACGATTGTGAAAACTTTTTAGTTCCAAACTTTTGCTTACTGTTAGTTGGTGCGTTTGTTAAGCAACTTAACTTTAAACAAAATGATATCTTATTAAGAGCATTGACTATTAATCGCATGGGGCCAATGACATTGGCTATTTCTCTAATGCCGACCAAATCACACAATCTTGAACTTATTGGGTATACACTAAACTATCCATTTTACAAAGGACTTATTGCTAGAGAATATGCAAATACACTAATGCCAGTGGAGAGTCTTGATGTTAATTAAGGAAAGTTCATACGCCGAATGCCTGCCATTGATGCAGGAACTGTGGCCCGACAAAGAGCCAGTGCCACCAATTGACAATACACTGGGCAAGATTAAATTCTGGGGCTCAGATTATCAACAGATGAAGCCACGATACATTATTGCGCTTGATGATGAAGGAACTCCATTTGGATGCACACATGCATACAAGACTGCACCTGATGAATTGCGAATCAGAGGAACTTACTGCAAGCCTGACAATCGTTATTCGGGTGTGGCCAGTGCAATGGTAAATCAAGCAATTGCGTTATTTCCTGAGTGCAAGCTAATTTACACATTCCCACGCACTGGTGTCGAAGGCTTTTATGCAAAGTTAGGATTTACAATTTCAGAACATCGCTGGCCAGGCATTTACAAGGGAGTATCTTATGCTTCCAAACAATTATAACAAGGAAACATTATGGCAATGACACGTTGGGACTACTCTAAAAACTTGAGTAACTATCATTTTGACAGTACTATTAACGAAGACAACAATCCGCACTATCGAGTAATTGGTAGAGTTGAAGGTGATTTGGCTGCATTATATGAAGCACAATTGCAAGTGTATAAGCCAGAAGCCAATGGCTTTTTAAACAGATTACAAGTACAAAACAACCAAGTCGATCCTCCATTTACAATGGAATATGATCGTGCTGAATTAGAATACTTAAACTTAGATCCAAACCATACCTTCTTTTATAATTTACGCCGCACTGGCAATGATGGTATTCAGAAAATAATTGATTCGTTTAAATTTAAGAAAGCAGGTGCCAGCTTTCACATTCAAAAGCCTGGCGGCCTATTTCCTTGCCACGTTGATGAACTCCCTGGTACTAAGGGGAATGATCCCAACAGTTGGCTAGACCAAGACCCACAGTGGGCTGCACGTTTTGAAATTCAAGTATTTGATTGGCAACCAGGCCATGTGTGGGCAGTAGGAAATTCATACTGGAAGCAATGGCGTGCCGGCGATATTGTTTGGCATAATTGGCGTGACACTCCGCATGGTACTTGTAATATTGGGCGCAGTGACCGCGTGACCCTTCAAGTTACTGGATTGTGCTCCGAAGAGACAATTGAAATTATTAATAACGCCAACCACATTTTCCAACTATGAACCAATTTGAACGTTTGACCCTGTTAATTGATTTACAATCAGATTGCATACTATGCATGGCATCAACTCGATCTAGCATTGCAGTCCCGACATTTAATGCATTAAAGCAAACAATGTTAGATACTGAAGTTAGATTGTTGTCAGCTAACTCTGCGGTCCTTAAAGATATTTCATTTGAAGCTGTTAGGACTAAATGCCTTTACCTGGGGTTTGCAAATGGATCATATCAACTTAAATCCTTGGAACTAGAAGGAGACGCATTGTCCAGACAGATTGCCCGCAAGAAGATAGCAGTGCGCAAATTACATTCAATTGAACGGTTACTCTGGCTAGAATTGCAAAATCTCAAAGAATGCATCAGCTATCAGGGTCTTGATTACGAACATTGTATTGCCCGTGGTGTTGCAGGAGATTCTAGCATCAATGAATATGCTGCAATTAATAGCCTAACTAACGAGCAAGCTCTTCGAGAACTTGAGTTTGATTTGAATGAGATACAAAATAAAAAAATGCGTATCTATGCTTGGCACAAGCATTTTGTAAGTAAAATTTCAGCTTGCCAATCTGACGAGGAACTTGACAACGTGGATGCTAATATAAATGCACAGCTTTGGAGAGACGCACTAATATGATTTCCTTATATGCGTACAATCCAAGTCGTGTGCAATTAGAATCAACCCCAGATGTGCTTCGATGGAAAAATATTAACAAGATTATCAATGACAATATTAGTTTCATTGATCGTACAGGATACATTAAACTACCTGTCAACACAAGCGCACCTGCAGAAGCTGCATTGCCAAAATTTGACAACCGGTTTAGTTTAAGTTATACAGATTGCTGTCAACTTCAAGTACAACGTATTCTTAAACTACAAGAGCGTTTAGACAAGCCAATTCGACTAATGTATTCCGGCGGCATTGATTCGAGTATGGTACTGCTGAGTTTTATCAACGAGTTGGGAGTTGAACGCCTTGGCACCAGATTAGAAATTGTTATGAGTTCAATTTCCATTGACGAAAACCCTGCTATGTGGGAAAAGATTATTCGCCGCAGTGATATTCGATTGATCAACTCATTGGATTTTAATTCAGGCATCAGTTCTGATTACATACTTGTTGGTGGAGAGTTTAACGACCAACTGTTTGGCTCAGCAATGATCAAAACATTGCTCAAATGGAAAACAGCACAAGAGCTGTTGGCACCACGATCACTTTCTATGCTTGTGGAATACTTTACATGGGTTGGTCTTGATGTTCGCGAAGCAGAACGTTGGGCCGCTTTACTTGATGGATTAGCCAACAATGCTGAGTGTGAAATTTATTCGACGTGGGATGTTTTTTGGTGGCTGAACTTTACCTGCAAGTGGACCAGCGTGTACTTTAGATTTCTAATCTTTAATCCACAACAGCAACTTGATGCAAAATACCTGCAGGATAACTACATACAGTTCTTTGGCACAACAGAGTTTCAACAGTGGAGCATGAACGATCGAGATCACAAGCATCACGGCACCTGGAACTCTTACAAATGGTACCCACGTCAACTGATTGCCAACTTTTTAGGCGACACGTCTTATTTGGAAAAAGCCAAACGCGGCAGTTTGTATCACGTGGTGAGGGCTCGCAAAAGCAATGATGCAATTGATAGCAATTATAATTTTGTAAATTTGTCAACTGTCAATAGTGAACTAATTTACAACGACACAAATAGTTTTGTACAGGATTAACATGAAAAAATATTACGTAAAAGATGTTCCAGATGAATCAACAGTTATATCTTGGCTGTACAGCCAAAGTGACTGGAAGAAAGCAAACAACAGTTGTCAGCCACGTACGACTTATGATGAGTTAATGTGCTTTAATATTGACAACTTTGATGTTGACCAATTGCATACTGACATTGTTGATGCAACTACAGTTTATGGCGACCACGGTTGGGTGTCAAGTGAAGGCATTACGCCTTACTATACTGGATTTAGTTTGGTGTACAATCCATTCCACGTTGACAACTTGAACCCACACAGCTCTACACTAGGCACTCCAGTAAACAGTATCCAGAAAGATGAATTCTTTTGGAACAGTACACAAAAGCACAGTGTACTAAAAAACAGCTACTTTGATGGATATGGATTCAATCAACCAACACCGGCCAGTGGACACAAAAGTCTAGGTACATTTATGGATCGTTGCAAGCGCACTCGTGTACGCAGCCGAATGAGTATCCTAAATGGCGAAGTGTTTGATGAAAAGCGCAAAGCAAAACGCGGCTGGCACAAGGACGAATTAGTGTTTGAAAACCTACGCATTAACATTCCAATCACTACAACATCAGATTATTTGTTTCAAATTGAAAAGCATGAACCTGCACACTTGGATGTGGGCTGGGCATACTCGTGGGACACTAATGTTTCGCATCGTGTGTTTACCAATGCACAAAACGATAGTCGCAGGATTCACTTGGTCCTTGGATTTAGTCCATGGTGGGACTACTTACCCGAAGAACAAGCATGGGTTCAAAATGAATTTTACGGAGTCAAGCATCCATTTGATATGTTGGTGGATGGCGACATTATGGACGGACTACATCTTGACACAACCAAAAAGATATATTAAAATACAATATGACAACACTTTTTGCAAATTTACCAATTCCAAGAGCACCACACTTCATTGGCGGATGTGATGAAGTTGTTGGCTCCGAAACTGACTCAACTGGTCGCCAGTTGAGTATTTCATTTACTGATGTTGTGGCAGGCAGCCCTGCTATGTCGCTTTTCTTAAAGACCTACGCAGAAATTATTGACACTGGCTTTGCTGCGCCACTAGTGGTATGGGCCGACGTCAACAAGTCACACTGCATCTATGCTACTGATGCCAACAATACAGTAGTTGGTGGTATTGTGTTTGAATTTAGGCAGTTTGCCCGCGGCGGATGGATTACATTGTCATTCACGCACCCAGACAACCGTGGTCGCCGCATTAACCAACTATTACACAAATACGTGGTTGAATTTGTTAAACTACGCGGTGGTGATCATATTGCTTCACATGTACACGTAGACAATGCGTCTCGTTTAAAAAGTAGCGAGCGTGTTGGATTGAAGCCACAGTTTTATAGAATGCATCAGTCATTTAATGACTAAGTTTGTGGTTCTGGTAGCTTTGTTGCTGACCTCAGTTGGAGCTTGGTCAAAGAAGCCTTTGCAAATTGCTGCGGTTGATGAAGCCCAGGCAATATTGGTATTTGATAGATCGGCAAATCGTGTAGTTGAAGGATTCAATACTAACTCTCAATTACCAATTGCATCTATTACAAAGATAATGACAGTGTATGTTGTATTAGAAAGCAATGCTGACTTAGACGAACTGATTACCGTTAAACGGCAGAAGATTGAAAGTAGTCGTAGTTTATCGCACGGCATGCGTGTAAGCCGTAGGGAATTGATTACGCTGAGCTTGGTAGCGTCGGACAACTTGGCTGCAAAGACTCTAGCAGTGGCGCACCCTGCGGGCTACGATAATTTTATTGACACAATGAACTTGACAGCCAAGACGATTGGCATGCTCAATACTGTATACGTAGAACCAACTGGACTACTATTAAACAAGAGCACTGCCTGGGATTTACATTTGTTAAACAGTGCAGTCAAGAAACATCGAGAATTCACAGCAGCCGCAATGACTGCACAAACAACTGCAAATACTGTCAACTTAAAAGGAATCATCAAACATATTATGATTCGCAATACCAGTATGTTTGCAGGCAAGTATGATATCGCTGTGGGCAAAACTGGTTTTACAAATCCAGCTGGTTGGTGCATTTCAATGCTGGTAACTCACAAAGGAAAAGAGTTTGATATCATTGTGCTGGGTAGTCCCAATAAGAAAACCAGAAACAACTTGGTCTCGGCAAAGCTAAAAGATTACATGAATGCATTTACAGCAAGTGCAGTGATCAAAGACATGGATGTCATTGACAACACAAATTAAATACTAAATTGGTCTACTAGATTGGCCCAAGGCATAGTTGATCTGACACTTAATATAAGTCTCGGCCTTGCCCCGGTCCAATTAAGCGCATGGAGTATATCAGTTCTAACAAAACTGGCGTACTCCTGTTTTCTTAATAAGGAAGTAGATTTAACCGATGGATCACCTAATGCTTGCCATCGTTCGGCAGGATTAGAACCAACTACTTGGAGTCGCCCAACTGCCTGGCCAGCAGGATTAGTAAACTTTTCGTTTGTTATTCTTGAGTCGTAACGATCAACATCCCACCAAACCATTTCAGTATCCTCGTCACCTGCCATAAGAATGTTAAAGCGAATAGGAATGTTTGTTTCAGTACCATCACCACCTGTTGTATCGATGTGCGGATTGCTCAGAACTGCATTGTGAGTCCTTGGTAATCGCTTGTAAATGAATAGCTGAGGATATGGATCTGTTATGGCGTAGGTTTGTAAGAATTCTGTAAGTTCTGCCCACGCAGTACTAGAGATGAACCGTTCATAATCCTGGTCCTTGAACTTAACCAAGGCACTTGGTGCTGGTGCATGTTGTTGGTAGTCTGCCACAATTGGTTCAAAAAACTCAGCCAGCCAGGCCCAGGATTGATCCGAAAATTTAAAGTTTACAGTAAGATAGCGATTCATACGATATTTATAAATAGGTTGACAGCATGATAAAGTTAGTATATAATAGTAAAACATAAGGAGTAGTTATGATTGTTCACATTAAAGTAGGCGTAGCAAAAGAGAACGGCAAGTGGGTTGGGCGCTGGCAGTCTACTAAGTGCGTAAGAGACGGATTCGTATGCGACAACTGCACTGATTTTCCCAGCGAAATTCTAGCAAATCGTAGAGAAGAACTTGAGCGCAAAATGGATAAGGCCCTGCGCCTGGCATTCCCTAAAGCCAGTTACATTGTTCAACACCGCGAGGCAATTGATGCGTGATTTGCAAGCTGAAGTAAAATCCACCAAGACGTTATTTGCATTTAGTGGATTGATGTTTTTGTTTGGGTTAGTAGCACTGGCCATTGGCACGGAAATGATGGTGCTGGAATATTGGACAACCGATCCAACACATTTTTGGATTTGGCAAGGTGTGTGGTTTGTTGCAGTATCTTTTATTTTAGGTATAATTGTTAATCTTTCACAACGGAAGTAATTATGAAAAGATCCCTACTTGCTGCCTTACTGGCAACCAGCTTCGGCTTTGCACATGCAGCCATTCCCGAAGTTAGCGCGGCCCGGCATACTGGCGGAATAGCAAGCGATCGAAACAATCGTGTATTTGCTCCGGCTAAAACAGTTGTACCATTGCCACAAAAAGAAAACTTGTCCTGGACTGATAAGCGTATTGCTGCCGAAGCAGAACGTTTAATTGATAACAACAAGACCACAGCAATCATTCTTATTGAACGTGGCAAGATTGTTTTTGAAAAATATAAAGAGCCTGCAAATCAAAACTCTCCATTGTTTTCACAATCAATGAGCAAAAGTCTAACAGCATACACCATTGGCAATATGTTGTGCGATGGTAAACTTCAATCGCTTAACGACCCAGCCAAGAAGTATGTTTCAGTGCTTGACGGAACTGCACCAGGCGATGCAAAGCTGAAGCATGTACTTTCAATGAGCAGCGGCACAGTAGACGCAAAGTATGCCGGCGAGCACGAAGATAATCAATGGAACAAAGTTCGCACAGGAATATTATCAATCAAAGAAGTTATTGCCAAGCACGGTACAAAAAATATTGAACCTGGTAAGGAATTAAGGTACAGTGCATTAGATACATATACCTTGTCTCTAGTTGCGAATGAAACTGGTGGCTTCTTTGAAAGTTTTGAGAAACATATTTGGGAAGCCGCTGGCACCGAAGCATCGGGTTACTGGTTATATGATAAGAACGGTGATGCAATGTCGGCGTCGGGATTTAGTGCTACTGGACGTGATTGGGGCCGCCTGGCAATGTTCTCTATCAAGCAAGCCAAAGCCAGTGGCTGTATTGGTGACTTTATGCGAGACGCAACACGAGCACAAGTACCAAATAATTCACGCCGTATAGGTGCCGCGTTTCCCAGTTATGGTTACCAAACTTGGATTGGAAACTTTCGAGGCAAAGCCTCTTATTGGTGGGTTGGTTACGGTGGACAGCGTGTAGGCATTGACCCCGAATCAGAACGTATTATTGTGCTGACCAGTTATCGAGAAGATTACATGGCCGAAGTATACAAGCTGTGGGGCAATTGGAACTGATGGCAGCCGCAAACTTTAAGGGATTACCAGTTGGTCCCTGGCGTACAAACGTAAAAACAAGTCATTGGCTACCTGTCAAAACATTTGTCACTTACGATGATGATACTGGGAATGAACGGATATTACTAATGCAACACATGCAAGCAGTTCTACAACAAGTAGCAACTGATCTTAAAGAGCATAAAATTGAAATTGTCAACGCCCAATGTGGCGATATGTTTGATCCACGATCATTTGAAACAGTATATAAGTTAGCGGTTGGCTTCGGCAGTCAAGAAGATTTAGTGATGGCAAAATTGGTGTTAAAATGCGAAGAGTACGATTAACAAATCTTGCCCTAGGCGATCCAGATGATGTGGAAATTTATGCTGGCGCCGCGGTCTGGGACTGGATGCAGAAACCCGAGTTCGAAAGACTAAAAGTATTTAATATCACCGCTGACAAAATGACTTGGACACGTGGTCCTATGTTGCCGCACAGTATTACCGTTGACGTTTGGACCGAAGTAGAAGAAGAAACAGCTATTTTACTCAAGTTGTCCGGATTGTGTCAACTATAACGCAGGCTACGGCGTTATATATGTATACAGACAATAATGTGTGTATATAACTTAAAAGGTATTTTATGAAAATTGTATCCGCCCTAATTGCAACATTGTTCGCCGCTTCTGCATTTGCTCAAGCACCTGCTGCCAAGAAAGAAGAAGTTAAGCCTGCTGCTCCGGCTGCAAGTGCCCCGGCTGCTAAACCAGCTGATGCTAAACCTGCTGCCAAACCAGCTGCCAAGAAAGAAGAAAAGAAAGCTACGGCAACGCCTGCAAAAAGTGCTCCTGCCAAGGTCGAAGCTGCACCAGCACCGGCTACTCCAGCAGTCAAGCCAGCAGCCAAGTAATTTAAGCGCAGATGACAACGATGAAGATTATGGCCCAGATGAGCTTGATCTTCATCGTAGTTACTCGAGACCTCAGTTAGTTAAGAAGTTTGAAGACTTAGACGATGACGAAGAACTATCTGATTACGTGCTTGGAAGGCTAGCATCTATACGTGCTTTAGCAATGGAGAAGTATAGACAAAAGTGGGGCTGAGAAGTCCCATTTTTTCTGGTAAGTACTGTACAGGAGAATTATATGGCATACAGCGACAAAGTAATTGATCATTATGAGAACCCACGCAATGTTGGATCATTTGACAAAGGTGACGACTCAGTGGGCACCGGTATGGTCGGAGCACCTGCCTGCGGCGATGTAATGAAACTACAAATCAAAGTTGAAGATGGTATCATTACAGATGCAAAATTTAAAACGTACGGATGTGGTAGTGCTATTGCAAGCAGTTCGCTTATCACTGAAATGGTCAAAGGAATGAGCCTCGATCAAGCTGGTAGTATTAAGAACTCGGAAATTGCCGAAGAGCTGGCACTGCCTCCGGTTAAAATCCATTGCAGTATTTTGGCCGAAGATGCTATCAAAGCCGCAGTGGCTGACTATAAAGCAAAGCACATCGGCACATGATTGCTATAACCGAACTTGCAGCCCAGAAGATAAAGAGAAACTTGGCCCGACGTGGTAAGGGTGTAGGTATTCGAATTGGAGTCAGGACCACAGGTTGCTCTGGGCTTGCTTATGTGTTAGAATACGTAGACAGTATTGAATACGAAGTTGGTGTAACAAATTATGCGCAGTCTGATTTTGCAGTACTGGTTGGCGCAAAGGACGAACCATACTTGAATGGTTTAACAATGGATTGGGTCCGTAACGGACTTAACGAGGGTTTTGAATTTATCAACCCAAACGAACGCGACCGTTGTGGTTGCGGGGAAAGTTTTAGAGTCTAAGGAGACTGTATGAAAAAGTTAGTTGCAATTTTATTGTTAGCAGTAGCATCCACTTCAGCAATGGCCCAGCATCATGGGCACGGTGGTCATCGACACAGCGGTCACTATCGTGGAAACAATTGGGTTGCACCTGCAATCATTGGCGGTGTTATTGGTTACGGATTGACTCGTCAGTATTACGAGCCTTACTATGCTCCTCAGGTTATAGTCCAACCACCAGTGTACGTACAACCTGCGCCAGTGTGTACTCGCTACATTTATCAAGACCAATACGGAAACACATTACGGGAAGAGACTCGTTGTAATTAAATTTTAGTTGTGTTACAATTCACTTATGAAAATGAATGAACTTACCCAACTTGATCGACTGCTCAAGCATGTTGATCCAAAATTTGCAGATGACTTTTGCCAAACTTGGTACGTGGATCTTGACCAATACAAAGAGCACCCAGATACTCTTTTGCTAATGGCCAATGCAGTGTTGTATCACTGGGGCATTCCTTTATACACTACCGGTGTATCGTGGCACGATAAAGACGAATGTTTCATTTGGCACTTTGGTAAAAATACTTCTCCGGACTACAATAACTACAAGCAACAGGAGAACTAAATGAGTTTGAATTTTAACGGCAACTTTTCTGCAATAGCAGATCCACAGTGGACACTACCCGACGGCGAGCAACTCTCTCCATTAGTTATCCCAGATCGTCAAGGACCTTGGGCAGTACGTTACATTTGGGTCAAACACCGCGATCAGAATGATGAGTTTGTTGCCAATTACTTTAACAAAGGCAACAATGCAACAGGCACTGGCCTAAACTTACGCAAGCAAACTACACACATGCAAACAGCATGGAACCCACATAATCAAATCTTTGAAACAAGCCGTGATAACGGTAACCTAGTCTGGCGGGTAAAGGTACATAATCCTGTTGCCAACAGTATTGACTATGTTGAAGTTTGGCGCAGTCCCGAAATTATCAGTTCAATGTTCCGCTACATTAAAGAAGGCGAAGCAGTCAAAGTAACTGATGGAGTAGTGCGAACATCTGCTGATCAAAAGACTCTTCGTAATGGATTGTACGATGCAGGCTTTGAAGTTCGTCGTTGGAGAGATTCGGAAACAAACTGGCCCACAGTAACTCCACAAGTTGCTATGATGTGGTACCGTCATTTTGTAAAGAAGCATCTTGCTCAAGATAACTGTATCATCAACACCAAGTACAACGCAGAACTAAATCCAATTTAATCATGGACTTGGACCTACACGGCATACGACACTCTGAAGTGGATCGATTGGTAGAGAACTTTATCTATCTGAATCAATCGAGTATGCCCCTTAAAATCATCTGCGGTAACAGCAATACAATGATTAATTTGGTCCAGGAAGTAATTGAACGTATTGGGTGTGAAACATCGGCCCTGCAATTTGGTACAATCGTAGTTGACAAATTTCGTTGACTACTGTATAATTTAATTTTAGACAAAGGAAGAAGAATGAGTTTAGTCCCAATGGTTATCGAAAAGACCGGTACAGGTGAACGTGCTTATGACATTTACAGTCGCTTACTCAAAGAGCGTATCGTTATGTTAGAAGGCGAAGTGCATGACCAAATGAGCAACCTAATCGTTGCACAATTACTTTTCCTTGAAGCAGAAAATCCCGAACGTGACATTACCCTGTTCATCAACAGTCCCGGTGGTAGTGTAACAGCAGGCCTTGCGATTTACGATACAATGCAATTTATCAAATGCGATGTCGCAACCTATGTGATGGGACAAGCTGCAAGCATGGGGTCATTCTTAGCACAGGCAGGAGCACCGGGCAAGCGTAATGTATTGCCCGAAGCTCGTACAATGATTCACCGTGTTAGTTCAGGCACACGTGGCACAAGCGGAAGTGTACACGTACAAGATCTACAGTTTGAAGATGCTAAACGTAGTTTTGAAGAAAGCGTTCGTATCAACAAGCGTCTGACAGAACTTTATGTGCGTCACAACACAGCAGGCAAGACATACGACGAATTGTTCAACACAATGAAGTTTGACACGTTCTTGAGTTCCGACGAGGCAGTTGCATATGGTCTTGCTGATAAGGTAGTTAGCAAGCGTGTCTAATACTCAAGTGTAATATATCTGTAACACTATACCATGTAAATAACATACTCGCTTGCCAGTAGCGTATAATAGGATAAGTCATTGGTGCTAAGGACCTTCGGGTCCTTTTCTATTGAATAAGTATTGCAATGAAGATACAGTTTACTTTTAGCAATGACTTAAAGTTGGTATACAATTTATTTGATACAGATTCTGCTAAATTCTTTACTGATGCAGTTCAGCTTCTTACTCCAGCAGATATAAACCCAACTTCTTTTAAAAACGGTTTTGACTCCGAAACGTTTATCCCCGAACGCATTGCTCGACTATACGCAGTTGCCGATACTATCAATTCACTGTACCCGGGACAAATAAACATTGTTCCATTGGGTTCCAATTGGAGGCAAGCATTACAGCAAATGCACACGCACTTTCCTGACCTTACGCACAATCTTCCCGGAGAAGAATTACAACGTGCAACTCCGTTACTGGGCGAGTTCAACGATCTGATACATTGGTTGGAAAAGGAATTGAATAGAAAGCACAATGGCTCACTATTAGACAAGTCGTGGGCAACCATATGCTTAGATTTTAACCGTGCGCCTGACTGCTGTCATGTTCCAATTCCTGAAAGTGATTACCAACACTTTACACATCAACTGTACTTTGGAAACCTACACTTACATTATGACAATGTAGGACGTCACCCTTGGGAATTGTTTGGTAGTAAAGATTATGTTTGCCCTCAAGACCAGGTCATTAGTCAAACACAAATGAGTCCAAGTTGCAATATGTATTTTAACGATTGGGATATTCTACGTAATAATCAGCAAGCACTTAGTCTAGATAAGTACACAGCCAGATTTGATAAGTTTTATCACGAGCGAGGCGGCCAAAACTTTTTTAAGTATGCACAAGATGATCCTCGACTTGCTGTTGGGTATTTGAAAATTGGGAAATTAGTAAATATCAATGACTTTAATTCTATTCTTGCTCGCGAACAATTGCGAACTCAACTAGCTGCTAGCTCACTAATAGGATGGACTATCTTTGAATAACATACGCTGGAACGACGTCAAAATCCTGCACTTAGAAATAACTGCATTATGCAACGCAGCCTGCCCTGCTTGTAGTAGATATCCAACATCTAGCTATTTTGTCCATCCTTACATTTCAACCAACGACACTTGGTCAATTGAGCAAGTCAAACAACGTTTACCGCCAGAAGATATTGCGGGCATTGAACTATTCTTTATTAACGGAACATTAGGTGACTTTATTGCAAACTTTCATGCACTAGAGATTATTGAGTATTTTCGAGCTTGCTCTCCGTACGCAAAGATACTTATAAACACAAACGGATCTGCTCGAACTCCCGAATGGTGGGCACGTCTTGGTAGTATTCCAAAGCTGCATGTATCATTTGCAATCGACGGCTTACGGGATACGCATGAATTATATAGAAGAAATACAAACTGGGATAAGATTATAGAAAATGCACAGGCATTTATTCAAGCGGGTGGAAGTGCCGAATGGATAATGACTATATTCAAACATAACGAGCACCAAGTTGATGATTGCAATTCGCTAGCAGTACACTACGGATTTAAAAACTTTACAACTCGATTTAATAATCGAGCTCATGTACCAGTTCGTGATCGGTCAGGTAAAACAATTTATAAACTAGAGTCAGCAGCCAATACTCCATTAACAATGTTGCAAGATATGAGTGAAGGCGACATGGTACGTAAAGAAGAAATGTACCAAGAACAAAAAATACTAGTAATCAAACAAGAAAAAATAAGCAAACCACTTAGTGGTGGTAGGCAAGATTGCGGAAGTTTAATCCGAGGTGAAATTTACATTAGCGCACAATGGGCAGTGGTGCCTTGTTGCTTTCTTGGCAATGCAATGTTTTACAAAGAGTCTGAACGATATTTTGCAGACATAGTCGATCTTGCAAAAGAGCACGGCGTAGACGTTTCTGATTTGGTCGCCACAGATAATAGAACAGTTGCAAGCATAGTAGATGCTGGCTTTGACTGGGTATACGAAAGTTTACACACTGATAAGGCACTGTCTGTTTGTTACAATAATTGTAATTCTAAAACAGCACCTTTTGCCGTGGGCCAAACACATAGGACCTTTAAGAAACTACAGTAAACGGACAAATTTCTTTTAAAAGACTTGACAAACTGCTAACATTGTCGTATAATAGAACTAAGTAAACACAGCAGAGGGATAGACCCCGAGCACATTTATTGTAAGGATTTTACAATGTCAAAACTAACTCTCTTCGCAATCGAAGAACAAATCAAACAACACGAGCAAGGTCTCAAAGACTTGCAGGCCCAATTAATTGAGGCCAAACTCGAAAGCCCCGATCACCAACTTGCAACAGAATTGCATAGCATGCTCTGCACTCATAACCATACTGACGGTTGCGGTTGGCACTATGAATTCAAAAACAAAAAGGATGACTGGACTGGGTATGCACATACCGAGTACTTGAAAAAGGCTCAAAAACTGATCGGGCACTGTGATCACAATGGTATGGACGTTACTGCCACACTTGGTGCATTCAAATTGGTAAGGGGTTATTAAAATGAAAAAATACGATACACTGGTTTTGATTGGCCGCTTTCAGCCATTCCACAATGCTCACCTTGAGATTGTAAAACGTGCGACCGCATTGTGCGATAAGTTGGTTATTGTAGTTGGTAGTTCGCGCCAACCACGCACTTACAAGAACCCGTTTACATTTGAAGAACGCCGTGCAATGATTCGATCTGCTACAGCAGGCTTGAGTCTGCAGATTATGATCGAATCCAACACAGATACCATTTACAACGACCAGGCCTGGGCAGTCCGTGTTCAGCAAATTGTTGCCCAACACACAGTAGCAGGCGATCGCGTAGGCATCATTGGTCACAAGAAAGATGATTCAAGTTTCTACCTTGATATGTTCCCGCAGTGGGGTTACGAAGATGTTGAACTGGTTGAGTTCTTGAGCGCAGTTGATGTGCGTGACTTGTATTTCAAATACACATTCAACAGCAACTTTATCAAGAACGTTGTACCAGACAGCACTTACGATTCACTCATGGAGTTTCGCAAAACAGAAGACTTTGCACAAATTGTTCGTGAACGCGAGTTCATTGCCGAACACAATAAGCAGTATGCCGGACTCAAGTATCCTCCGATCTTTAGCACAGCAGACGCAGTTGTTATCTGTTCAGGCCATGTGCTAATGATCAAACGCAGAGCCGAGCCAGGTAAAGGTTTGTGGGCACTGCCTGGCGGTTATGTAAACGCCCGCACTGACAAGAGTGTAGAAGATGCGGCTATACGTGAGCTACGCGAAGAAACACAAATCAAAGTGCCTGCTCCTGTGTTGCGGGGCAGTATTAAACGCAGTAAGGTATTTGATGCAATTGATCGTAGCCCCCGTGGACGAATTATTACTCATGCTTTCCATATTGAATTGCCCGACGGCGAACTGCCAAAGGTAAAGGGAAGTGATGACGCAGAAAAGGCACGGTGGGTGCCTATTGCAGAAGTTCTTAGTGAACAATGCTTTGAAGACCACTACGAAATCCTACAGCATTTTGTAGGTGCCTAAGCGATAGACGCAAAGGTTAATTTACTTTAAAGGAACTTTAAAATGAAACTCGCAAAAAACTTAATCTTAAACACTGACAGCTACAAAGTCAGCATGTTCAAACAATACCCAGCAGGAACTACAGGTGTATACAGTTACATTGAATCCCGGGGTGGGCGTTACGATAGAACAGTGGTCTTTGGACTCCAGGCTTTTATCAAAGAATACTTACTTGAACCCATTACCCAAGCAGACATTGATATCGCAGATGAAATCCTTACCGCCCACGGTGAGCCATTTAACCGAGCAGGATGGCAATACATTCTTGACCAGCACGATGGATACCTCCCAGTTGTTATTAGGGCAGTCCCTGAAGGAACGGTTGTGCCTGTTAAAAATGTCTTGGCCACCATTGAAAACACAGACCCAGAATGCTTCTGGTTGACTACTTGGTTGGAAACTGCTTTGCTTCGTGCAGTGTGGTACGGTACTACTGTGGCAACACAAAGTTACACAATTAAACAAGTTATTCTTGACTACTTGGAGCGCACTGGTGACCCTACTACTATTGATTTTAAGTTACACGACTTTGGTGCTCGTGGTGTTAGTAGCATGGAGAGTGCTGGTATCGGCGGTGCCGCCCACCTTGTCAACTTTATGGGGACAGACACTATTTCGGGTGTGTTGTTTGCTCGTGAGTATTACAATGCTGGCATTGCTGGTTTTTCAATTCCTGCAATGGAACATAGTACCGTAACAAGCTGGGGTCGTGAAGGAGAAGTAGATGCTTATAGAAACATGCTCAATCAGTTTGCAAAGCCTGGCGCTGTTCTGGCTGTCGTATCTGATAGTTACGACATCTACAATGCCGCAGAAAAACTCTGGGGTGAAGAACTTCGTCAACAAGTCATTGATTCTGGGGCTACCGTTGTTATTCGTCCTGACAGTGGTGATCCTGTGGAAGTAAACCGCAAGTTGATCGAAATTCTTGGATCAAAGTTTGGATATACAAAAAACGCAAAAGGCTTTAAGGTACTCAACAATGTACGTCTTATTCAAGGTGATGGCATCAACGAACTTACTGTTCGCAGTATCCTTGGAGCGTTCATGGCCATGGGATGGAGTGCTGACAACATTGCTTTTGGTATGGGCGGCGCACTGCTTCAAATTGTGGACCGCGACACACAACGATTCGCAATGAAGTGCAGTGCCATGCAAATGAACGGTGAGTGGGTTGATGTTGTCAAAGACCCTGTCACTGACCCAGGTAAGAAGTCTAAAGCAGGTCGTGTGACTCTTTGGAAGAGTGGCGGCGAGTACGTGAGTGCAGTTGCTTGTCCAACTGGATGGCACGACAAGGCTATTGGTGACTTTGTTGACGTACTTGAAGAAGTTTACCGTGATGGTAAGTTGATCAAGGAAATTGACTTTGCTACAGTTCGGGCAAACGCTCGCAAATAAGTGACAAGATAGGTAGACAGAAATGTCTACCTGTTGTATAATAGTCGTATACTAACAAAGACATACATAAGGATTTTTTCATGTCTTACTTTCTGAAATCTGGCAATACCTTCCGCGTAAGCACTAAAGAAGCCATGGATCTGCATGATTCGTTGCCTGCTGGTAACTACGTGGTCAAAGAAGCGCCAATGGATGGTCCATTGTACCTGGAGCACATTGAAAGCTTCGAAGTCAAGGGCAAGCGTTACGGCGACCTTGATAAGAATACTGATCGTATTTTGCGCACATTCATGTCTCGCCCTGCATCAACTGGTGTAATGCTGGCAGGTGAAAAGGGTTCTGGTAAGAGTTTGCTGGCCAAGAACTTGGCAATCGAAGCTGCCAAGCGTATGGATATTCCTTGTATTGTGATCAACGCACCTTGGGTTGGTGACAAGTTCAATGCCTTTATGCAAATGATCGAACAGCCATGCATGGTGTTGTTTGATGAGTTTGAAAAGGTGTACGACGAAGAAGATCAGGAAAAAGCACTGACCTTGCTGGATGGTGTATTCCCAAGCAAGAAGTTGTTTGTTCTGACTTGTAACGACAAGTGGCGTGTGAACCAACACATGCGTAACCGTCCAGGTCGACTGTTCTACATGTTGGATTACAAAGGTCTGGACTCCAACTTCATTACCGAATACTGTAATGACAATCTGAAGCCCGAACTGCAAAAGCACACTGAAAAACTGTGCCAAATTGCCAGCTTGTTTAGCCAGTTCAACTTCGACATGTTGAAAGCAACCGTTGAAGAAATGAATCGTTACGATGAAGAACCACAGGACGCACTACGTATGTTGAACGTCAAGCCCGAGTTCGACAATGGCAACAAGTTTACGTTCAAGATGATTCGCGAAGGTGACGAAGTCAAACCCGAAGATATGGATCGTAGTGAATGGACTGGCAATCCACTGCAAACTCAAGTTGAGCTGAATGTCAAAGAATACGAAGATGAAAAAGACGAAGACGGTGACTTTGATTGGAACTGGAAACGTATTCGCTTCTCAGCGTCTGACCTGAAGAAGATTGACAGCCAATCTGGCAAGTTTGTTTTTGTCAACAACGATGGTGTCACACTAACACTTAACAAGGTTAACGAAAAGTCCTTTAGCTACTACGATGCGTTTTAAACTAAAGTAGTACAAAAGCGTTGTAGAAATACAACGCTTTTTTTTGACTAAAATGGTTGACAATCTGGGCCAGAACCAGTATAATAAACACATAACAACAAGGAGTAGCTGATGGCATACGTGGTAATGGATGCAATGCGCGAACAGTATTTCACTCGCAAAGGACTTGAAGGCCCTTTCAACTTTGGTGGACGTGTACTGTACTATGATCCCAAGGCAGGCCAATACTGGGATCCACGGTCTGACTTTTATGTTGAACAGGATGAGATGGATCAGTTGCAAGATCAAATTGTGAATCGGCTGAGCAAGTAAGGAAGCAAGATGAAGTTATCGGCTCACAGCAAAAATCGCTTAATGGAAACATTCAAGCTCTGGTCAGTGCCCAAGGAATTTGCTGATCCGATGTACAACTATCTTGTGTATGGATATGAGCCAGGTAGTTGTTTTACAGCAGTACTGGCAAATGATTTTGCCGGAGCAATACAGCGTAGTCATCCTGGTAATACCATTGAAGCTTTCAAAGCACTGACGGGATGGATCAATGATACAATCCCGCCGACTGCAAGGGGCAGTTACCAAGCAGTGGTAGCCTGGATCAATTTAGAGCCAGGCCAGCGTCGAGCTATATTAGAACGTGGACGTCTGGTGTTCACAGCAGAAGATGAAATGATGTTGGTACTGGCCGGGGAAAAAACAATAGAACCTGTATTATGGTAAGGAATTAAAATGAGATATTTGACAACAGAGCAAGCATTAAAGAACATGGTTGGATCAATCTTTCCTACCGTGACAGCGGCAGATGGTGAATTGATTTTTGAAAACTCCACCGACCGGTATGTGTTTTCGCATCACCAAGATTGTTGCGAGTCAGTGTACATTGAAAGCATTGTGGGAGATTTACAAGACTTGGTAAACACACCAATTTTGATTGCCGAGGAATCCACTGGAGACACACCAGCTGATTCGAACTTTCGTCCAAGTGAGTCTTACACATGGACTTTTTACAAGTTTGCAACCTTCAAAGGGTATGTAGACATTCGTTGGGTAGGTGAGTCAAATGGCTACTACTCTGAATCAGTTGATGTAGAGCATACATCTAAGGTGCCAGCATGAAGTTGGACTTTTACCTAAAGTGGTTGGCCACAGTGGCAATTGTCCTGGCTACACTTGCAAACGCCTTTGATGTTGTTCCGCTTAACAAAGTCCTATTCCTTATTGGATGCGGACTATGGGGTTGGGTTGGTGTACTGTGGCGCCAGCCTAGTCTTTGGGGTTTAAACGCCTTTTGTGGAGTGGTTTACGTAGTTGGTTTGTTAAGGTAGTACTTTAGTAGGTAATACTTTAGTTAAGTTTCGCGAATGTTGTAAAAATACAACAAAATAGGGTCAGAAAACGGTTGACCAAAGGCCCAGAGTGCAGTATAATAAACACTTAAACAGCAAAAAGGATCAAAGATGAAAGCACTTAGCACCTGGATTGAGCAACAAAACAAGTGGGCCAGTTTGTTCAAGGGACAGCGCACAGAGCCTTTGTATGAGATCCAGACAGCGGCTGGACGTAAGCGAGTAGCAGAAGCTATTGATTGTGCATTGAGTCCCGAGAATCTGTCGTGTGATGGCGAACTGCCCCGTAGTCAAGTCAACGCTCGTTATCGTGCATTGTCTGGGGCGGCCCGCGATTTGCTCAAGTTAGACCCATCTGTTCAAATCCACGAATACGCCTAAGGAGTAGTTATGATTCGATTTGCAATTGGTTTTTTGATGACGTTTGGTGCAGTTGGTACCCTTGAAGTTGACCCCAATGCCAGCCTGCTTACTACAGCAGTTCTGGCAATTGTGGGCCTGACAATTATGGCATTTGGTGTTGCAAAAATACAACAACAAAACGGTTGACAGTTCGGACAAATCGCAGTATAATAAACACTTAAACAACAAAAGGCTTACATGAAAAACACTTACCAAATCGCAACTGGCACAGTTACTATCACTCCTACAGGCCTTATCCACAAAGCGTCTAACGCATACAGCGGCAAGATTGCACAAAAAGAAGCCAAACAAAAACCCGCAAAAAAGTAAGGACATTGGTTGACGTTTAGATCAAACGGCGTTATAATTAACACATAGCAACAAGGAGTTCAAAATGGGTACACGTAGTCGAATTGGCGTTATGCATGGTGATGTTTGCAAAAGTGTTTACTGCCATTGGGACGGTTATATTGCACACAACGGTAAAATTCTGCAGGAACATTATGACTCAGCGAAAGCAAACCAACTTGTGGCCCTTGGGAACCTCAGTAGCCTTGGCAAACGCCTTGGCGAGAAGCACGCCTTTGACACTTACCACCTCACCCCAGAAGAACGTAAGCAACACGAGTTGGACCACGGAGATTCATGCACGTTCTACGAACGTGACCGAGAAGAAGAAGGACAAGCCTGGAAAGTAGACCACACGTTTGCAGACTTCCTGGATCGTGTGGATGGTTGTGGCGCAGAGTATTACTACATCATGCGGGACAATGTCTGGTATGTTGGATGCCCGGACAAAGGTAGTAAACTGGTAGAACTGGCAGAAGCATTGGCAGAGAAAGATGAGCCTGATTCAGAGATCCAGGCAGATTTAAATGAAACATTAGGTTTGGATCGAAATACACGACTGGAAGATTTGGTTGCACACATTGAAGAGTTAGACGATGACGAAGCATGACTGGATTTGCTAGTAAAAAGAAAATGTCAACAGATAAACTTAAAGGAAATATTATGGGCGAACTTGATTATGATATCCAGGAAATGTTTATTGAAGGATGGGAAGCTGAAGAAATTGCTGACAAACTAAAACTCAGTCTTGGCAAGGTAGTGTCAGTACTGAATAGCTTTGGAGTAACTGCATAATGTCAAACTACTCTGAACAATGGCCGCACCTGGCCCAAGTTACCAGCAATCTTGAAACACATCATGTTTCTTATGTTGGCGCACATTTAGAAGATTACAGTGTTGAGGTACAAATTGATTATGCAGACTATACCGCATTCATCATCGAATACAGTGATTGGAGCGAACGCCAAGGTGCGCTCCAAGATGCGCTCGAGCCAGGGTACGATTGGTAGACTGGAGTCGGCACTAACACGAAAGCGTCTAGAACGAGAAAGAAAAGAGAAAATGAAACTTACCATACGACAGCGGCTTCGAAACTGGTTACTGGCCACGCCCGAAGACGAACCAGATCTTGTTCTGAATAAATATGCCGAAGATGATGACGAAGATTTTCGAGTCGATCACGAGAGTGCAATCCACTTTGCTGTGATTCCGGCCGCAGGCGGAAAGATTGTGCAGATTAGGTACTACGATAAAGTCAAAGATCGTAACCTTACCAAGTTGCATATCATCACACCCGATGAGAAACTTGAAGAAGCACTTGCACACATCTTCCAAATTGAAGTCCTGAGCAGGTAACACTCAAGTACTACTTTTTTGTTGCAAAAATACAACACTTTTAAGCCAAAAAAACAGCCCAAAATGCCAGAAAACGGTTGACCATTTGGCTCTGATGCGCTATAATAAACACATAGACAGCAACAAACAGGAGTTTAAAATGGTAACAGACGTTAAAGAGTTAGTTGAAGCCGCAGTGAACCAGGGCAAGGTAGAAGCCGCTCGCAAGACGCAAAACTTTTTGACCCAACACGGTGATCGTGATTGTTGCGGTTTTGCTTGGGTTACTGTATTTGAAAAAGGCTCAACCAAATTGGGCAAGGCGCTGATTGCTAACGGCTTCAGCAAAAGTTACGATGGTGGACTTCAACTTTGGAATCCTAGCGGTAATTCAACTCAGTGCATTACAGCCAAAGAAGAAGGTGCCGAAGCGTTTGTGGTTGTGATGCGTAACACATTCCCGGGCATGAAAGTGTATGCTGGCTCGCGCATGGACTAAGGGCAGATATGGCAATCCTAACACGTGAACAAAAGTCAGAAGAGATTATGCGTCTTGAGATTGAAGCCAGCAAGCTCGAACACCAAGCAGGTGGCAGCATCTACGGTAGCAATCTGTTTCCCGAGTATCTTAAAATCATCCGCAAAGTACAAAAGCTAAGGGACGCACTATGATTGCAGTCCGCGAAACAACAGTTTGGAAAGATGTAGCAGTGCAGGCCAACCATGTGTATCTGATGGATGGTGACAAGGCTGTAGCATACATCAAGTGGGGCGAAGGTGAAGCATTTTACTTTAAAAAGCCCATGCGCCTTGACAAGCGTGGTCGCAAGTTTGAAACATTAAAGTCTAATCCGTTCAAGGCTAAAATTGTTTCTAACATGATTCGAGTTGAAGGTAGCAAAGGTGCAGTGTACGAAGTTGATCCTGATGCACGAACTTGCACCTGCCCTGGTTTTACATTTCGTGGTAACTGCAAACACATTGAAGGAATCGCAGTATGAAAGTTTTTTATTTCGTTGCATGGCTTGTTCGTAAGCTGGCCAAATCAATCTCCGCTTCGCAGGACAACTTTAAAGAGCGATTGAGATACCGGCCAGGCGAAGGCGTGTTTATGTTTATCAGCATTTCAGTATTGACGTTCATTGCAATGTTACTGCCTGTTATAGCATACGCCGACACGTGGCCACAAGTTGCTAGCTTTTTTGCAGGCTATTGGACCGCATCTGGTTGTTATTTTGTTTATAGTATCTTTAGTGTACTGTACGATAAGTTTTCACAAGAACAAGAAGAATTTGTCAACAAGCTCAAGCGTTGAAGTTACCATGATTGCACTATATCACTTTAAAGACGGCACATCAGATAAGATCTGGGGTTGGACCAAAACAGATGACGGAGCACTTAGCTTCTGGGGCAGAGCCAAAGGTTCATTAAGCTTCAAGCATTATGACCGAGTTTGGGATGCCGAAGACCAAGCACACAAGAAAGAGCGTAAGGGCTATGAATACGTGAGCCATTACAATCAAGAAATTGGTCCACGTGGACAAGCCCTATTGCCCGACGACTTTAAGGGTCAATTGATGCTGGCCAAATTAGGACAAATAAAATTTTAAATTTTTGCCAAAAAACGGTTGACAACGTGACCGTTTTGTGGTATAATAAGAACATGGACAAGAAGTTCATGCCCGACAGCAAGCGGTTTACTTGCTAAATTTGACACACACAGGAGTATTTTAAATGACTGACAAACTTTTTACAGTGACTGGCTATTCTACTAAAGATGGCAAAACTAAGCCCCGTTTCGCAACGGACATGACACGTATCAAGACGCTTATCAAAACTGGTAGCACTGATATTCAACTTTACGAGCTGGCCAAGCCTGCTACCAAGGTTGAGGCACTGGAGTTCTTGCACGCCAAGCACATCCCGGGTGTTGCTGGCATTGCTATTGCAGAAGAACTTGCAAAGCGTACCAAGCGCAAGGTGGCCGATCTTATCAAGAATGGTCCTGCAACTAAAGCAGCCTGAGCATGACGCCTGTCGAGGGGCAGGCCTAAAAACCCCTTAACTAATTTTAAAGGACGCACATGACAGCACAGACCACTTTCGTTATTCATGCACTTGAAACACATCCCAGTCGCTTGAATAAAGAAGCCATTGTACTGGCTGAAGCTGAAGCAGGGAACGATGTGTTCTTTGAAGGTGTGCGTCTTGCCCTTGACCCTATGGTTACATTTGGTGTCAAGAAGATTCCCAAGCACAGTGGTCCCGATGGTCAAGGTCTTCCTTGGGCTGCCTTTCGAGCACTGGCAGACAATTTGGCACAACGCAAGCTGACTGGTGATGCGGCACGTGACGCTATTGAACTTTGCCTTAAGACTGCAAAGCAAAGCGAGTGGAACGACTGGTACATGCGTATCCTGCAAAAGGATCTACGTGCTGGCTTTGGTGAGAATACAATTAACAAGGTTGTTTCAAAGAAATATGCAAAATATAGTATTCCTATCTTTAGCTGTCAACTTGCTCACGATAGTGCTAATCACGAAGCTAAAGTTATCGGCCCTAAGATCATTGAAGTCAAACTTGATGGGGTTCGTGTCATCACTATTGTTTATCCAGATGGCCGTGTTGATCAGTATAGCCGTAATGGCAAAGAGCTTGTAAACTTTCCACACGTTAAAGAGCAGTTTGCACGAACTGTTACAGGAGTTACCGAGCCCGTGGTTTTCGACGGTGAGATCATGAGTGGCTCATTCCAAGACTTGATGAAGCAGATCCATCGTAAAAGCGATGCACAAGCACAAGACGCAGTTCTTAATGTGTTTGACATTCTGAGTCTCAAAGACTTTGAATCTGGCAAGAGCAAGCGGACTCAAACAGAACGCAGTGCTAAATTGGTTGCTTGGAAAGACTTGTGGACAGAAGAAACACCCAACATCACTGTAGTGGGTCAAGAACTTGTTGACTTGGATACTGTGGCTGGACAAGCTCGCTACAAAGAAATCAATGCATTGGCAATTGATGGCGGATATGAAGGCATTATGCTCAAAGATCCTAACGCAGGTTACGAGTGCAAACGCACAGTGGCCTGGATGAAACTCAAGCCTTTTATTGAAGTTACCTTAAAAGCAGTTGCAGTCGAAGAAGGCACAGGCAAGAATGCAGGCCGGATGGGTGCAGTGTTGTTTGAAGGTACAGACGATGGCAAATTTATCCGTGTAAGCGTTGGTGGTGGTTGGAGCGACAAGGATCGTGACGACATTTGGGCCAACAAAGACAAGGTGCTGGGCGAGCTTGGTGAAATTCGTGCAGATGCACTTACTAAGAATCAGGACAGCGATGATGTTTGGAGCATGCGTTTCCCTCGCTTTAAGACCTGGCGCGGCTTTGCTGCCGGCGAAAAGCTGTGAAAACAATGTTAGCAATCATTGGTGCTTTTACTATATTCCTTGGCCTATTAGGAGCATTTGGGATTGGTAATTTTGTAATGATGTACAGCCCCGATAAGATCTCTTGCACAAAAGGTTCAGCATGAACGATACTATTGTTAAAGTTGCAGTACTGTTATATGACTTTGCCTTGTTGGCAGGCACAGCATATCTGGTAGCAGTTCACAATTGGTCTATGTGGACTTTTTTGTTGGCTGCTATCTTTTTTATTACTACTAAAAAATCAAATGACTAAATTTGAATACTCTGCAAGTGGATTGTGGTACACACAAAGCCACAAAGGTGAACAGGTAAATCACTTGTTCAGGCTTGGTACTACAACTCGCGACGGTGTAAAGATTTATGAAATCATCATTGGCAGATTTAGATTAGCTTGGACTTGATATGACTAACCAACATTACAAACGATTAGAAGATGGTGCCATGGACGAGATTGATGCCGCTATTTGGTCAGGTGACTTGTTTCACAATCGTGAGAACATTGCAGCCTTTCGTGAGATGATGGCTCGGTGGGAACGTGGGTTGCAATCGTGCGAAGATATTTTAAATGAGGTACCAGAAAATGATTTTATTTGATAAAGAATACACAGGCGAAAGCATTGTGGACATGGATCGTGATGTCAATGAGTTCTTCTCGGACTCATTAATCGACGACTTTGAGATTCCACAAGACGACAACGGTATTATGCAAGGTAGCTTTCGTGTAACTGTGGATTGGGTGCCAGCATGAACGAGCTATTGTTGATTTTTATTTACTTTGTGGGCATTGCACAAGGTCTTGTTTTTGGCTTTATTCAGTGGGCACCCGACAGCGCCTTCAAGCAGGGTTTCGTTGATGGGATTACCTTTAAATTTCTATGGCGCCGCAAATGATTAACGAGCCCATTGGCTATACGGAACAAGCCGGAGTATATACTCCACTGTATGCTGCACCACCGGGTAGTATTGTAACGCAAGCATTTATTTTATGTAAAGAATGCGGCGGCGCTATTAGTCCTTGTATGGGGCCGCAGTACGATACAGTGTGTTTGACATGTTATGCAAAGGCTCAAGATGATTCTAATATGCGATGACTACAATGAGATTTATGTTTGGGTTGATGATAACGATCACAATCACGAACTAAGCCCGCATTTTGATTATGAAGAAGATGCTCATGTATGGAAAGAGCGCATGAAAAAAGAAATGCTAAAATGACAAAGGCACTGCACCCCGGGCACCCGCACTTTACAATTGTTGACAGATTTACAGTCACATCACGTGCTGCATTTGAAATTAGCAATTGCTGCCCAGCCGAATACAAAAGCATTTTTATTACTGCAATCAACGCAGGCTGGATCAAGCCAGTCGCCTATGTGACCGATGAAGAATACATGGTAATGCAATTATCCAAATAACACCAGGAGATATTATGACAAAGATTGTAAGTATTGCACCAAACGACCGCGAGCGAGAACGTGTCAAAGCAGACTTATTAGAAGTTCTTGACAATATGCGAGAACAAATTGAAAGCGGGGACATTGTAGAATTTGTAGCAACCAGCATCTGTACCGATGGAGTGCCTCAGATTCACAGTTATGTTAGTGATCTACCCGCAGGAGTTGGGCTTTATGAACTTGGCAAGCACATGTTTATTCAGCAAGAGGCTTACGAATGATTGAGTTCAGCTTTGACTTTTCGCTGCTGACCCGTGAGTTTAAAAACTACTGGAGCCGAGCCTGGGCCACTCCATTCCGGCACAAGTTTGTTGAGTTAGAAGTACACACAACCGAGTCCGTAATTGGCTTCAACTTTCTTTGGACTACTCGTCGCGATCACGCCGGATTAGATATCCAATTGTCCTTGCTTGGACTATGTGTTCACTTTAACTTTTACGACAATCGTCATTGGAACTACCGTGATGGTCGCCCTTTTAAAGACGGAGAAGTTTAATCTCCAAGTGCCCAACTCTCTATAACAATCTCTCCCATGTTACTGTCAATTGCCCATTGATATAGATTGCCAATGTCAGACTCATGTGGTAATGCAAGTACACATTCTTTTGTAATATGAATTGGGTCGTATGGATCATAACCAAATTGTTTCACATTGTGTTTCTCGCACCAGAGATAGTGATTTGATATCATTCGGTCCGCTGATTGATCAACTTCCGACAATGATAATTTCACTTCGCATGATAGCGTTATTTTTGGTCGCACCATTTTATTTTGAACCAATTGTAAATCATTGTCGCCGCTACAGTTGAGAAGTGATTTTCCAATGGTAGAATAACTAATTGTCAATGAACCTGCTGGAATAATGTTTGAATCAAATTCTAAGTAGTCATTGGGTACCAATAGTTGCTTGTTAAATGAGTTTAGAGTAAAAATAGCGTAATTGTCACGATTTGGCCATCTCAAATTTCTTTCAGTGGTTTCTGCATTATGCACTAATCTATTAAGCTGGTCCAGATCATCAATGGATCTTATTAAATTTTCTGCTACTTCGTGAAATTTTAGATGCAGGATATTTAAATTTTCTCGCGTCAAATTGTAACATAGTTCTAACGGGATATCGAACCCATGAAGCTGATTCAACTTCTCGGATATTTTAATGATACTGTTTTTTATAGTTTCATAATGAGCAGGCGTATGCCCCACCGCCCAGAAATCCCACGGGTGATCGTATCTATCTTTTGTGCCGCGGAGCAACTGTAACCATTTTTGTGTAATAGGTTTGTCGTTCACTAACCAACGAAACTCTTTGCGCTCGTTTTTATTATTTCTAAATGTTATTGTCAGTATTGTCATGTCGTATTTAACTTTAATTTTTGGTAGTGTTGCTATTTTCAGCTTTGCTAAGTAGCAGTATGGACTATAACAACTTACCTAAATCATTTTGTATCCTCCCGTGGATACATTCTGCAATTAATCCTGACGGCACTGTCAGACAGTGCTGTGTTTCACAACCATGGAGTGCAACAGTTGGAAGTCTGAGCAATAACACATTGGAAGAAATTTTCAATGATGCACCATTAAGAGAACTTAGAAAGCAACTACTCACAGGCGAACGTTTACCTGAATCTTGTTTAAGTTGCAGGTTGCGTGAAGACGCAGATACAAAAGTCTTCTCTTACAGACAAGGAACAAACGCAAAATATCGTGATGTAATTGAGACTCTTCAACCAGACCCTGACGGGTATGCTGAATTCCAACAGTTATACATTGATTATAGATTTTCTAATAAGTGCAATTTTAAGTGTGTCAGCTGTGGACCTTCACTGAGTAGCTCTATCGGGCAGGAAAGAATCAAAGTAGAACAGCTTAAAAACCCACACGTTGATCCAGCTCGCATCAAGCAATCAATGCCGCCAGCATTCATTGAAGTTGACACACAAAAGTTTTATAAAGAATTTTTAAAGTTTAGCACTACAATTAGAGAAATTTATTTTGCTGGTGGCGAACCATTGATTAACGACCACCACTACGAGTTACTTGAGCATTTCATTGAGACACAGCAACCTGTTAGTATTTTCTATAACACTAACTTCTCTGAATTAAATTACAAAGGTAAAAATGTAATTGAAATGTGGCGTAAGATCAATGGGCCAGTCAATATCTATGCCAGCATTGACGGGTACGGTGAAACTGGGGAAACAATCAGAGATGGCTTTAGTACAGCAGTGTTTGAGGAAAATGTTAAAAAATATATCTCAGCAAAACTTACCAAGGTGCTTCCGGCAGTTACTGTCAACAAACAACACCAAATTGGATTCTGTATAACATTTGGTTTAACAAATTACGATAAAGTTATTGACACTGCAAGATGGTTATTGACAATGGTACATGCTTCAATGGACGCCAATGGAATAATGCCAACCAAACCGTCAGCTGAATTGGATAACCTTTATTATCCAGCAATTAACTTTAATCCCATCATCGAACCAGCCCCAATGAGTGTTACATTCCTCAATGAGGAACAACGTGCGCAAGTGGTAAACAAGATAGAACAACAGCTACTAGAGCTCCGCAATGATAGTCAATTTGGTGCCGTGTTTGGGCATGATAGGCTACTACAGGAGATACATGACAATTTCTTAGGGTATATTAAACGAGTTGAACTTCGCCCAACTATTAACTATCAAATATTGTCTAGTACGATTGAAATATTAGATAGCGCAGAAGAATTACGTGAATCAAATTGGCGTAAAACCCTAGCACCAATGTACAAAATTTGGTCAGACGCATTAAACAACGAAGGTAAACAATGAGCACACCGCAAATGAAAAAAATGGATCAATTTACAAAAAACATTGTTGAAACAGAACAAAAGATAAACGACATCAGCCCCTCGATGTGCATGGCCAAATGGTATCAAGTCACGATCCATTTACAAAACGGTCATACACACAGTTGCCATCACCCGGGTACGCACCAAGTTCCGTTAGAAGAACTTGCAGTGAATCCCAGTGCGCTACACAATACACTGCACAAGAAGAAGTTGCGTGAAGAAATGGTAACAGGCGTGCGTCCTAAAGAGTGCGACTACTGTTGGAAAATTGAAGACGTGGGTGAGCGTTCAGATCGTACTTACAAGAGTGCTGATTCATGGGCCCGGTCTTATATTCCCATTGTAGAAGAAGCAAAGAAGCAGGGCACGTTAATGGACTTTGCTAATGCAGATGTGAACCCAACGTATGTTGAGGTAGTATTTGATCACACTTGTAACTTTAAATGTGCATATTGTGCTCCAAACATTAGTAGTTCTTGGATGGAAGAAATTGAACAGCACGGCCCATACTTGACTGCTCCGTACTTCAACGACCTACGTTGGATTGAAAAGCAAGGACAAATGCCTATTCCCAAGCGTGAAGAGAATCCTTATGTGGAAGCATTTTGGAAGTGGTGGCCAAGTTTAGTTCCGGGTCTACACACATTCCGCATCACTGGTGGCGAACCAATCCTGAGCAAGAACACGTTCCGTGTTATGGATGACATCATTGAAAACAATCCTAACCCTAACCTGCATCTTGCCATCAACTCAAACATGTGTGTGCCGGACAAGTTGTTTGATGATTTTGTTGTTAAACTTAATAAGGTGCGCAACAACGTACAAAAGGTTACAATTTATACTTCCATTGACACTTTCATCCCTAAGCACAATGAATACATCCGCTTTGGTATGGAGCACGACAAGTTCTGCGCCAGCGTAGAAAAGCTATTAGACACAGTTGAGCAGGAAATCACACTCAGCTTTATGATTACCATCAGTGCATTAAGTGTATATGGTACACGTGAACTGGTTGAGTGGATCTACAAAATGAAGGAAAAGTACAAGGGCAAGCACCGCCTAATGCCCGACTTCCCGTATCTGCGCCATCCTGAGTTCTTGTGTGTTGACGTTAATCCAGAGGACGCAGTTGTTGAATTAGAACGTGCGCTGGAGTTTGTTAAAGAGAAATCTGTCACTGAGATAAGCAAGAACTGGGAACAAGAAGAAAAAGACAAGTATGCATTTAATTGGAAGAACTATGCGTTTTTCGATGACTTTGCAGTACAGCGTTTGGGTCGGGTAATTGAGTTTGCTCGCAGTAAGATTGAAAATCCAAATCCCAAGTTGAACACGCATATGGAAGACTTTGCACTGTATGTTGACGAGTATGATTATCGTCGTGGTACTAACTTCTTAGAGCTGTTCCCGCAAATGGCCAAGTTTTACAATCGTTCCAAGACAATGTTGATTGCGTCTGGCCGCCAGCGTAATGCACGGGAAAAGTCAACAGTTGTTGTCATTCCAGTAAGCAGCATCAAGCGTCTTAACAAAGCTAAATCTCTATTTGATCAATGACAATATTTGTAGCGCATTTTGAAAACTCTGATGGGACCGAAGCCGCAAGCCATAAGTTCCGCTTAGAAGATAATGAATTAGCACGATCTTGGCTCAAAGCAGTATCAGCAGGAGTAATACACATTGCTTCTGCTGGCGCTCCAACTGACGTAAGAAAGTTGCGCCAATGGCAAGTGATTCGATATCACATCAATCAAGCCAACTCTGACCACTTGTTAGACGAATGGATTCATTTCCCATTGGAAATACCAGACAGCCCACAAACATTATTGAATCGCATACGATTGCGGGCGCATGCTTTTGAATTGTACGCAAATTCCAATGACCAACAAAGTCAGACTCGAACCAGCTTGCTACGAGTAATACAAGCAATTGATGCATTTGAAGCCACAGTTGACCCAGCAGGCTATCAAGCGTATCTGCGTTTTCAACATCATACAGTAGAGTTTACACAAGCAGAAAAAACTAATACTGTGACACCGGGCACTATAGTATTGGTACAGCCGCCACCTCAGCGTACAGCATATCAAATGTATCGTGCAAATGATACCACGCTATTAGACAAACGTCTGATGCGTCCATGGATCAGCACAATGACCAATTATTCAATGATTGTATTAAATGAACACGTTGAATTAATTGACACAGAAACAATGCCCCTATGCACAGATAACTATAGTATGAACAATACGATTCCTGTAGCAACAATTGTTGATACGACTAGCATGGAATCTATCTCATTGACTAAGGTGCTGAGAATAGAAAATGAAGACTAAAGTAATTATAATCGACAATCAAAATTTAAGTGACATTGATTTTGCATTTTTAAGTAAACCGTTTGAAATCCAATTTAAAGATGCCAGTATCGTTAAATTAAAAGGAATTCATACTGGGTGGTTGGGCCAAGAATTAGCTTTAGCTCTGTCAGATGGATTTGATGAAGTACTATGTATTCCCATTGGCGCATTGGGCATTGATCTGGCGAGTATTCGACAGTCTGCCAAAGACAACGATGCAGCACTATCATTGAGCGAATTTAACAGTGGTCCCAATGGCAATTTTTTTGCAATCGACAATTTTTTTGCATATCTAAATTTAGATTTTTACCGCTCAAACAATGTTAATATAGATTGGGGAACTGTTTGGCATTGCGACATTGGAATTTTAACACCAAACTTCATACTAACAAATGAAACATTATGTCACACTGAAGGCTTCACTGTTGCGCATGATTTCGGACCAGGGTGGATCTTATTAATAAACACCCTTCGTAACAATGGAAAGATTTTAAATTATCCAGTTGAAATTGAAAATAACATGACAATTGTTACTGATGTAACGATTCGAATGCAATCTCCAGCTGCTGATCACTTGCCTGTGATTGCCAAATGGATGAAACAAATAGAAGATGTACATGTTGGCGTAACCGCAGTCAGTCTACTAGACATACAATCCACCTTTGCCAATGTGTTAACTCCTGTGGAAAATTTATATACCACAGCCGATAGTTTATCTGTATTAGAAATCCCATTGGCATATAGCAATGATTGTCGTGTTGTATTTTTCTCAGAATCAACTGAAAACATCGAGTTAGTTAAGTTAATAATTGCAAACTGGAACGGGGAAAATACCAATGAACTTCCAATTCCAGAATCTTACAAAACAACTTTAAATAATCTAGCGGCACAGCCTGACTATTTTGAAACAGTGTGGACTAAACTAATCAGCGGATATGTTGCATATTTTGATTTTAATCAGAATGATCTACTAGATGATTTGGCAACGCAAAAGCATGTCAACAACTTTATTTTTCTAGGCAACTACTCAAGCTCTATTAGATCTTTCTTGATATCAAGTATTGATACTGCAAGTTGTGAAATATGCTATACATACGAAAATGGTCACAATGTTGAACCGCGATTTAGTACAGGTCCTTATGTTCAAGACTTGTATTCTAGATTCAGAATTACATATAGAAATACACAGTCGGGTTTAGAAGTCCCAACCGAATATGCAATTCAGCCGCATTTTCTAGCGCAAAAATGGGCCAGAGCATTACGACATGATTACTTAGAACATGCAGTAAACAAAGTAGAAAAAAATTACATGCTTCAGCATTGGGAATACGATGATACAAACCCCAATGGTAGATCATTGAATCAATTGTGCATAGAGATGAATCGTTATGTTGCGCATATAAACAATTATTTCGATGGTAGTTCAGCCAGACGAATCGACTATCATATTACTCAAATTTTTGATCCGGTCACAATAGGTCAACCCATTCTGAATCAGATTCATCATCATTTTGAATTATTGATTGGCCAAGTTTGGAGTGTAAGCGAGTACTATAAGCTAGCCGACACTGCAACATGTTTTGCAATTAGGCAATTGAACAACTTATGTCATGAAATGGAAAGTTTGCTTCGACCAAACTTTAGAGTCGCAGACAGCTGGTCTGCGGCAGTGTACTTTCCATTCATTAGAGTAGTACGTTATAAATTTGTCGACAGTGATTATGACCACTTTACTCAAATACAAGATTTTGGCGACTTGGTATTACATTATTCACAATTGGGAAAAACTCCACTTGAGGCATTTGCAGGGAACGATAGCGAAGTATTTGACGAAAACATAACAGGTCTAAGATACCTAAGTGGTGAATTTGATATTACATTTAGAACTGACGTATCATATGAAAGACAACGACTGGCTATTGCTAAACACAGTGCCCGAGCGTTTCCGTGGATCAGAGCACGTGGTCAGGACCCTGAAAGTAAATATACCGGAATTGGATATGTAACAATTGGAAAATTTGATCGTACGTTATTTCCTAATATGTCAGCTGAGGAGATTATGGCGGAATTGGTCAAGTGCGACGATATTTACAAGTTAGAATTGATCGACAGTGACAATAATATAGTTAAAGAAGCTGTATTAGATTATACTTGGAAAGACGTACTGAAAGTGACTGATCCAACACATCCAGATTATACAGGAGAATTCCAATGGTAAACTCAATGAGACGACTATTAAATTTTTTATCGAAACCTTATCACAAGTACCAAGAATGGAAACGTCTTCGTGCTCGTCGTAAGATGATTGAAGAAATGAAAAAACGCGACCCATTCATTTACTAATATGATACTGGGCATTACAGCACATAACCATGACGCTAGTATGGCGTTAATTGATGGGGACCGTATAGTATGGGCAGCTCATAGTGAACGATACAGTCGTGTCAAAAACGATTCGTTAATTCATCCGGATATGATAGATGAAATGTTTGAACACGGTTTCCCGTCGGAAGCAGTTTGGTTTGAACGGCCCTTATTAAAAAGTCTGCGTAGAATCTACAGTGGTGAGCGACCCTGGTACACTAACCCAGCACAGCATTTAGCTGATCACGATTTATTTCATATGCCCATCAAGTACGTGGGGCATCATCATAGTCATGCTGCCGCTGGTTATTACACGTCGGGCTTTGACCATGCAGCCGTTGTGGTAGTTGATGCTATTGGTGAATGGGACACAGTAAGTATTTGGGAAGGCCGTGGTACTGAACTTAAAAAGCGTTGGGGAGTTCGTTATCCCAATTCAATTGGATTGTTTTATAGTGCTATTACACAATGGTGCGGTCTCAAGCCCAATGAAGAAGAATATATTTTAATGGGCATGGCTGCTTATGGTGAACCCCGTTATGTAAATGAATTACGCGAAACATTCTTTAGTGCCTGGAACTTGCCTGACTTTAAACTGCGACATAATTTACATCGTGGATGCCGCTGGTGGACTCCTACTGATCCCAACGCAAGCAAATACGATATTGCAGCTTCTGCGCAAGCACTGGTAGAAGATTATTTGGTAGCCGTGACATCATACGCCCGACTGTTGGTAGGAAGTTCTAATTTGGTATTTCAAGGTGGTGTAGCACTCAATTGTGTTGCCAATACTCTGGTTGCTAACTCGGGCGCATTCAAGCAGATGTGGGTCATGCCCAATCCCGGTGATGCTGGCAGTGCCATTGGCGCAGTGGCAGCATATACCAAGACACATTTAAAATGGACAACACCATTCCTGGGTACCAATATTGATCGTGAGTTAGATATTGATGCTGTTGTAAAAGAACTGCTGGCTGGCCGAGTAGTTGGCGTTGCAAATGGTCGTGCAGAGTTTGGACCACGTGCTTTAGGCAATCGCAGTTTGCTATGCGATCCCCGCGGAGTCGAAGCCAAAGACCGTATGAATGAGATCAAGAAGCGAGAAAAGTTTCGGCCGTTTGCACCAGCTATACTAGAAGAACACGCAGAAGCCTACTTTGAAATGCCAAGTATTGTACCATCAAGTCCTTATATGAGCTATGTTGTTCGCTGCCGCACGCCGGACTTGATTCCGGGCGTGGTGCATCACGATGGAACAAGTCGTGTGCAAACTGTGTCAGCAGAAGATAACCCACAATTTCGACAGCTATTAGAAGCGTGGTATGCGGCTTCAGGTTGCCCAATATTAATGAACACCAGCTTAAATATCAAAGGTGAACCGCTTGTTAACACATGGGCAGATGCAGTACGGTTTCAACAACGCCATAATATTCAAATATTTTAATGGAAAAACTTTTAGTAATAGGTGACAGTTTTTGTAAAGATCGAAACAAGGAATCTGATTGGCCAGTTGCATTATCAAAGTTGCTTGGCTGTAAAATGTACGGTAGAGGCAGAGGCGGCTGCTCGTGGTGGGCAAGTAGAAATGATCTCAATGAGTATATAGAAGATCGATCTTCTACAATTTTAATAGTAATACACACAGAAGCGGCCCGACTTCCAAATGACTTTAATTTTGCAGTTAATCCAGGTATTGCATTTACTACTGCTGGCTCAGCTGGCGACGACTTAAAACGCAACCCCGAAATCAGGCAAGTTGCATCTGACTTTTATACTAGCAAATTATTTTCTCCAGGATTTTACCATTGGGCTCAACAGTCCTGGATTAATGAATTGGATTCAAGTAAAGACTTTTATGCTACACTGCACATCCCTGCTTTCAACAATGTTGACTTGACTAGAGTTAAGAACGGTGTTGTTATAACTCCTGGCAACGGATTTAAATCATTAAGAGATATTAGCAACACTGAAGTAGGGGATGTTAAATGGGCAGGGCCCGATTCCAGAAGTAATCACTTTAAGGACTTTAACAATCTTAAATTTGCAGAAGCATTGTTTAACAATATCAATAATTTACCATCAGACCGGGTTGGTACTCAAACACTTGACAATATGTCAGACTGGGATCTGACTCCTACGGCATTTAAACACTCTGCTGCATATTTGAATAAATAAACTTATGAAAAAACTACTAATTTTAATCACAGCACTGATGGTGAGTGTGAGTGCTGTGGCACAAAAGAAGACTCCAGAAATGAAGGTATACGACTTTCCTGTAACTCGCGTAATTGACGGCGATACAGTTGAATTCGCAGCCACCTTTCTCCCAGCACCACTTAAACCCAAATTGGCTGTACGAGTATTTGGAGTTGACACCCCGGAAAAGGGATTTAGAGCCAAATGCGATTCAGAAGCTAAACGAGGAGAAGCTGCCTCAGCCTTTACAAAGAAAGTTATTACTGAAAGTAAAACGGCTCGAATTGCGATCATTGACTGGGATAAATTCGGTGGTCGTGTGCTTGGAGATATTATTTTAGATAATAATGTAAGCCTAAGAGCATTGCTTATTCAAAATGGCTTTGCCCGCGAATACTACGGCGAAGCAAAACAAAGCTGGTGTAACTAAAATACAACACTAAAACACCAAAAAAAGCCCGTTTTGACGGGCTTTTTGGTTGACAACAGGTCCAAAAAGCTGTATAATACATACATATTAAGCAAAAAGGACCGGTATGTTGACATTTTCTCTAGACACTAAAGAATCTAATAACAAGTTTTTTGCATTACAAGATCGCCGTATGCGCAATCATGCAAATAAAACACTGTATACTCAAGCTCAACAAATTCGTTTAGACCGAATCAAGCTGGCACTTGAGATGGTGTTGCGTGGCACTATTTACGATCCAGCTTACGGTAAAAAGAGTGCCAGCGTCAAAGTGCAAGACGGCGCAGTAATTGCAGATCGTAAGACTTTGCGTTTGCTTGAACAAGACTGGGCCGCAGAGGGTATCTTTAAGAAAGTATCTGCACAGGGCTTTCAGTACCACATGCCTCTTTAATCTAAGGAACCATTATGCCTTTACATAAATCTATTCTCCCTTCAATTCTTTTATTGGGTCTGCTGACTGCATGTGGTGGCGGCGGTGCAAGCACTGGCATCGTAGAACCTCCAACTGTGCCAGTTGTCCCAATTGTGATATCGCAATTGGCATATGAAAATCGTCACCAGTTGTATTCATATAGTGCAACAGTTCCGGTTGACGCAAATGCTCGTTCATATTTTAAATACTCAGACGGTACATTAGGCCTTATTACTGTTAAGTTGGTGTCGTGGACAGGCAATGCCACATTAGAAACTGCACTACCTTCAGTTACAACATTTTACAAATGGGTAAGCGGGAAATGGGTGGCAAATACTGAAGCAGTGTTTGATTCAATAACAAGCGTACCTGGTTGCTTGCATCCACGAAAATCTATTGCAGCCGACTATAACCAAGATGGTGTTATTGACTTTGCTATTGCATGTCATGGCTGGGATGCTCCTCCTTTTGCTGGTGAGCGTAGTCGTGTAATATTGAGTCAGCCCTCGGGAAAGTATCAGATGGACTATCTATCTACTGTGATTGATTTTCAGCATAGCGGCACGTCAGCTGATCTAAACAGTGATGGTTACCCAGATTTAATTATGACAAGTATCACTGGGGTTGACGTATTACTCAATGATAAAACTGGCCACTTTGTTCGCTCAACTGATTTGGCAATTACACAGCAACAGCGTCCGTCACACGTTGAGCTAGTAGATTTAAACGGGGACGGAAAATTTGACTTTGTGCAAGGAGGACATGAATGGAACACCAGTACTCGCATTACTATAAATCCAGGCAATAACAATTTCAACAGCTCATTGTTTAGTCGTCCAACTGAGATAGTAATTCCACCTGTACCAGGCGGCGGAGTTATTACTGACTTCTTGTTTGTTAAATCAGTCAATGCGCTTTACATACTACGTACTGGTGACGGCCAGTCCAATGGCACTACATTTTACGAAGGTGTTTGGGTACAAAAGTTTGCATTAGATACTCGTATCAGTACAGTGGTATACGCAAATCCATCATGGATCGACACCGCAAATCCTTGGAAAAAGTGGATCGACTGGATTGTGGAAAAGGATGGTTTCGTTACCAGTGACGTTGGAGCATTGATTCAAATTCCAATCCAATAACAGTAATTTGGACAGTTAACACTACACTTAAAGCGTAAAAATATGGTACCGTTTTAAAAATTGCTTCGTATGGTACCGCTAAACAGGGCACATTGGTTGCCCTGTTTTGTTGACTTCTTATAAGTATTTTGCTATAATAAGAAGATGAAAGTTATCAATGTTATTGCAGGCCCGGGAACAGGCAAAAGCACACTGGCGTCAGGCTTATATCATGAAGCCAAACGTCGAGGGTGGAATGTAGAGTTAGTTACCGAAGTAGCTAAGGACCTGGTTTGGGAAGGCAGACATTGTGCGCTGAGTAATCAAGCCTATGTGTTTGGACGTCAAGTTCAGCGTATACATAGACTGGAGGGACAGGTAGATTTTGTAATCACCGACAGTCCATTTTTATTGAGTGCCATCTATGCTCCAGCAGATTATCCCCCAGAGTGGGAGCAGGTGGTAGTGGAACTTTGGAAACGTTACAACAATGTTGTGGCATTTTTAGAGCGTGGCCCTTGGTTTAACGATCGTGGCCGTGTACATAATCTTCAGCAGAGTTTGGAGATCGATCAACGGATCGCAGTGCTCTTGAACAAGCATAACATAGCCCATACTCAGGTTAGTTATGGATATCAGAGTCCAGGTGAAGTTTTAGATGCTATTATGGCATCCGAGATGTGACTGAAAGTGATCATTATGAAAGGAGGACTTATGGAAAAGTCAATTAAATTTATAGCCTGTGCTTTGGGCTTATTCGCAGTACTGTCGCTAGTACAAACAGTTACGGCAAACAAGTTTGCTGATCTTAAACAGCGCAGTGGGCAATTCAGCAATGATGTTGTCAGTATTAAAACTATAGAAAAACAGTTGGACTGTTTGGCTATCAACATCTACAGAGAAGCAGGGCACGAGCCATTTGAAGGCAAAGTAGGGGTGGCTCAGGTCACTATGAACCGTGTCAAAGACGGCCGCTTTGGCACAGACGTGTGCGGAGTTGTGTATCAAAAGAACGTGGTTATGGAACGTGTGATCTGTCAATTCTCATGGGCTTGTGATTCAGTACACAAAAATCGACCCATCAATCGAGCTGCTTATGACGAAAGTTATGCAGTGGCCAAAAAGGTTCTGTTAGAACATTTCAGATTAGATGTTCTTAAAGAAGCCTTGTACTACCATGCAGTGTATGTGAATCCACAATGGAACCTGGACAAGATAGGCAAAATTGGACAACACGTTTTTTACAAACCTAAGGGAAATTAATTATGATCCACAACATCAATCAAATCAAAGAGTTTTTCAGAACTAAAATCAGTCATATTTCAGCAGAAACATTTGGTTGGTTAGCAATAATTGTAATGCATGCTGCCACAGTGCCTAGCTTATTGGCTGTGATGGCAGGACTAACCGACCGCTTGCCTGGGGTTGACCTGGTGCTATTGGTCTGGTCCGGACTGAGCTTGCTGTTTATCAAGGCAGCAGTGCAAAAAGACATGTTGAATATTGTCACAATTGGATTTGGATTTATCATCCAAGCAGTGTTGTTGGCCTTGATCTTCTTTAAATAAATACTGGTAAGAAAATTTAATGCTACATATATAGTGACAGCCATTTTGGCAATCACTTGTAACATATAACTAAACCAAAGAGAGATTAAAATGCGAAGATTATATCCAGCCAGGCTACTAGAAGTACGAGGTACCGATACCTTAGAAGTAGAACTAGACCTTGGCTTTAACGTGTACAGTCGCCAGAAGATTCGCCTATTCGGCGTTTCGTCTTGCGGCAAAGATAACGAAGTAAAAATAGTCTTAACTGAACTATGTAAAGATGGCTTTATTGTTGAGCCTATTATTACTAAACGTGCCAAACTTGGCCGCGTACTGGGTTGGGCATGGTTGGCAAATGATCTAGGCGACCCTACTCTTAACATTAACGAAGCATTAGTCGACCAGGAACTTGCTACTAGTTTCCAGGTTGATGATGAGGAAGAGTAATGTATGAAGCGGGACTAACTGCTCGAAAGATAGCACAATTTGATACAGCTATCTTTGATCAGTATCGTGCGTGGGAAGCTGAATTTAATTGGGATAATCCCAATTGCTTCCTACGTCGAGTTCCACCAGGCAAACGTCCTGACCATACTTACATAATTTATTTGCCAGTTAACACAGCACGTAGCGCAAGCTACGGCAGAGAAATGTCAATGTATCCACCAGCAATTGATCTATTATGGGCCAACATTTTAAAACCCTGTTGTGACCATTTAATGGGCTTAACTGGAATAGACAATCCTGTCCTAGTGCAAGCAGATATTGCACGTATGAAACCACGCGATGGTGATACATTACTGCATACTGACACACGATACAATCAACGTTATGCTCGCCGATACAATATTGCCATTAACACTAATACTGAATGCTGGCTTTACCATCACAGCTATGATTTAAATAATGGTGGTGTACGTGATCACATTGCTAAAGGCGAGATATGGGAATTAAACAACAAGATTCCACATACCGCAGTGAATGGTGGTGACACTTGGCGTACCCATTTAATTATTGACGTTATGCCGCAAAACTATTACGACCGTATGTGTGAACTATACAACCCATACGACAAAGTACCAAACCCACAATCATTAAATACCACCTACGATTATGATATCGCAGGCAATTTGATACATGAACCTCTATTTGAGGATCTACCACACTGCTTCCCAGCAAGGACACACATATAATGAAATTTACATTCACAGACAAGCTAATAGCATATCTGGCTTTATTAAGCGGACTAAGCATCAGCACAGTTGCCATTTACTACAGTGTAGCAGGCTTGGTCAGTATCTTCTCGGCCGCAGTAATTCCTATTATCGTGATGGGCGTGGTGCTAGAAGTCAGTAAGCTGATTGCCACAATGTGGTTAAAGATCAATTGGACTCGTGCCCCGTACTTTATCAAAGCCTACATGTCAGCAGCCATTGTAATACTGATGATTATCACGTCAATGGGTATCTTTGGCTTCCTATCTAAAGCACACAGTGATCAAAGTTTAGTAAGTGGTGATGTACAAAGTAAAATTGCAATATATGATGAAAAAATTAAAACCGCAAAAGAGAATATTGA